TACCCATCCTCTGACCATTGCAACATTTATTGTTTGACCCGTACCCTGAGTCATCCCAGTGTATTCATATACACCACCATTAATAACATTACCCTCAAGAATATTTCTTTCTTTATCCGTTAAAGTTAAATTACTATCTTCATTATTGATATTAACATAAATCTTACCTGTTGTTGTACCTGTTTGAAGAACATATCCAATTTCATTTGTTCTTGCAGTAAATGCTAATGATGAAGTTGATGAAACATATCCACCAGGAACTGTATCTGAAAGATATAAGGTGTCACCATTTGCAAATGTGTTAAGTGTTATTCCACTTAAAATACCATTATTTAAAACAAGACCTTCACTTCCGTTTGGTATATTCTCAGCGGAAAGCCCAATAGGTCTTGCTGAAGTAACTGTGTGGATATTACGAGCTAATATCGCACTTGGTAAACCATTTGTTGTACCGGTAATTGCAATTACTTTACCCTTATCAATTTGGACTCCTGTACCATTATATACTCTTGTATAAAGTTGTTGTCCCATTGCAATTGGGACCAAATTGTTTGCAATATCGTAATAAGATAATGCTTTTGAGGTACTATCAAAGAAAACTCTTCCACCTGATTGTGATGGATTTGTTGTTCCTGTTGTAAAGTCAATATATGTTGTCTGTGATATGGTACTAGCAGTAACTCCACTATTTGCAACCAAACCGCCTGTCATTGTTCCACCACTTAATGGTAAATACGCCCCTGAAGTTCCTGTTGACCCTGTTATAGTATACTTCTTCCAAACAGCCGTTGAGTGAGTATAACCACTAACATCTTCTATTGTAGAAGCTGTCCAAGCGTTTATAAAATTTTGTCCCGCAATACTTGAATTATATACGGTTGTTCCAAAATCAGATATTACAACCGTTCCTGGACTGGCAGTTGCTGCGGTCCATAAAGATTCATAATTATCAATCCTATACTGATATACTTGGTCAACCTCATAAACATATACCAACATACCAAGTCGTCTTCTACCTGATGATATATTATCTGAATTAAGAGTTAATACATCAGGAGACCATGGAGCTCCCGTTCCTTTTAAAAAATCAATGGGTATAGAGTTTCCACTATATTCAATAGGTCCTAATCCATTTATAGTGTAATTTAAATCGGATAGATTGAACACCTCCATGTATCCACCAACAGATAATACCGAGAAATTTGTTCCAAAAACTTCACTTCGTTGAACTGATTGGACACCGTTTAATTGTTCAGAACTAATTGGATTTTTATACGGAAATGTTGACATATATAGTATAATTATCAGGACACAGTATTTCCCCTAAAGTAAATGTCGGTACTGTTTAATAACTCAAAATTGGTTGATGGGTATGTAGTATAAACCCTATATGTTGTTTTTGGTATGGTATTACCTGTATATGTGAAATAATAAGAATATATTGTTGATTCAGTACTAACTGTTGTCAATATTGCCGGAGACGAAGTACTATAATCAATTTTATTTTGATACAAACCATTAGTTTGTCCTGTTGGTATCATCCATGTAAACCATGCCTTTCCAGATGAAACTGTATTGGCAGGTACCATAGTTGTTTTAAAATTATATGCAATTATTGGATTACCATACGAGTCAACACCTCCCGTAATTTGTGGTACATCTTGATTAATAATTGCAGGGAATAGACCTGTTGTCCATCCTGAGAAATCAACGTATGTATTAAGTTCAATGTTAAATGTTGACTGTGATTGAGTCGGTTGTGTTCCGTTTGTAAATCCATAAAATCCTGAACCCAATGATGAATACATCCAACTACCAATATTACTTGACCCAGTATAAGGTTCAATAAATAAGAACGCTTTGGTTGGTGGTAGTGGTGATGATGTTGGAGTAATCGTTGGTGTAATAGTAGGTGTAACAGTTATCGTTGGTGTAACAGTTGGTGTAACCGTAATTGTCGGAGTAACACTTGGGGTAACTGTAATTGTCGGAGTGACACTCGGTGTTACCGTAATTGTAGGTGTTGGGGTTGGTGTCGGGTCAGGACACTTACCATCAAAACATAATGAATTTATTGAAATAATAACTTCGGAACTATCACTACTTGGGTCTTTACCACAAAAATATAAAATCAATTTCTCATCAATATCACCAGACTGTGAAATACCATCACAATCGGTATAAAAGTATGTATGTGTCGTACTCCCAGTTACATTATCAAACGTAATACAACTACAATTAGTAATTACCGATGATGGTGTAGGTGTTGGGGTTGGTGTATTAGTAGGTGTTTGTGAAGGACAAGAATAAGGTATAAATTCAGTACAAGCGTTTGAGTCAGTAATAACTATTAAAATAGTAGACGCTCCTTCAAGAAGTACGGGTATATCAACAGTTATTGGGAAAACAGAAATACCTGTCGCAACACTGTAACAATAGGTATTTGTGTAATCACAGATACTAAAATTAAAAGGTGGTGTACCTGTAGCACTTGAAATTTGAATCGTTTGCATGTAAAACTAAAATAATTATTCTGTTTACATTATAAATAGATACAAAATAAGTTTATGGAATTAAACTAACATTCCATGCACTTGGTTGTTGACCAATACCATTAATACTCCAACCAGTATTAAAATGAAAAGTGATATTATATGGTGAGTTTAAACTAATGTTATAAACCACACCTGATTTTTCACAAAGATATAATCCCCCATTTAATACAAAAATACCTCTTGGATTGGTTAAATAACTTGTTATATCTACCTCAACTTCTAATACTCCATCAGGGTAAGAATATTGAGATAACCATCTTTGAGTGTTAGTACCGTTAGATGTTATAACTATCAATTTATTGTTAGTTGTTTTCATAAGTCCACCTGAAACAATACGTCCTATAGGAAGTGTGAATTTTGGTATTACTGTCCAAGGATTATTTAAGAAAACTTCACGTATTTCACATCCTGTTGTAATAGCACTTGATGCCATTATTAAAGACCTGTATGACATTGTAGTACAAAATGGTTCACAATACCCTCTTGGTGGAGGACTTCCAAGATTACTTGTAGATGTATAACCATTATCATTTATTACTTCATAAAATGGTTTGGAGTTAGTATAAATATCTAAAGGTAAACCATAATATTTAATTAATTGATTTAGATATGGTGTTGAATTTGGGTTTAATACTGTTTGAATATAATTTGGAATTGTTGACGCTGTAGTCGTCCATAAAATTTCACTATTGTTATTTATATTTGTGACAGTATTAGTTAAAAGATTCAAAGAATATAATTGAACTTTTTTAATTTGTGATAAAACAGGTTGGAAACCTGTTAAATAGTATGAATATACTATAGGATTAAATGGTTCAGTTGGGGTCGGTGTTACAGTTGCGGTTGGGGTTATTGTAGGTGTTACAGTCGCGGTTGGGGTTATTGTAGGTGTTGTGGTTTTAGTCGGTGTAATTGTTGGTGTAATTGTAGGTGTTACAGTTTTAGTTGGTGTAATTGTCGGAGTTATTGTCGGTGTTACTGAAATTGTTGGAGTTATTGTAGGAGTAACAGTATTTGTCGGAGTTACAGTTGGGGTATTTGTAGGTGTATTAGTAGGAGTATTAGTTGGCGTTACAGTATTTGTTGGAGTTACAGTTGGAGTATTAGTCGGAGTGTTAGTTGGTGTAGGTGTTGGGGTTAAGAATTCGGTACTAGTTGGTGTTGGGGTCGTTGTAGTTGTCGGAGTAACTGTAGGAGTATTCGTAGGGGTATTGGTTGGTGTTACAGTATTTGTCGGAGTTACAGTTGGAGTATTTGTTGGTGTTACAGTTGGTGTTACTGAAATTGTCGGAGTAACACTTGGAGTAACAGATATAGTCGGCGTAATACTTGGTGTAACAGAAATTGTTGGAGTATTTGTTGGAGTTAAACTTGGTAATGGTGTTTTACACAAATCCCATGTTGGTGTAACTGTCGGAGTGATAGTCGGTGTTACCGTTGGGGTTGATGTAAGAGTTGGTGTTGGAGTTTGAGAAGGTACTTTACACGGGTCAAATGTTGGTGTAGGAGTAACTGTAGGTGTTGGTGTAGTTGTCGGAGTTCTTGTTAAAGTAGGTGTCGGTGTTGGAGTAGGGGTTTCGGGTAAAACTTTAATAAAATCTAAACACACCCCCTCAACTAAAATACTATACGTTCCGTAAACTTCCTGAGGTGGATTAAGTGTTGACGGGTCAAAATAATATGGTATAACATGGTAACCCAAATCAAAAACTAATTCAGTACCCATAGGGTTAAACAAGATATTTGCAACCTGACCACTTAAAGGTAAACTAAATATTACTATTCCTTCTGCCATTTTTAAAAATTATTTTCTATTGCTAAACAAACCTCACCATTTTGAGATATCAACTTTTTCATGTCATCAAAACTAATGTAAGCATGTCCTAATTGACCCCAACTTCTTCCCCAACTATTTTTTATTCTAAATTGTTTTTTAACTGTATCAACACCATTTATAACATATGCATGTCCACCAGATAATTTTCCAGTTGCACTGATAACGCCTAATTTATTTGGGAAAAACATATTGTAGTACCAATTTGTACCAACAACTACAGGTCCTTGAGTAAGGACTGTGTTAATTAATACGTTAACATCATATGTCCATAGATATGAACTTATTTTGTTGGTAGTTTTTAAATATTTTGCCGCTCCTCTAACAGAAGTCCCATCATAATTTTCACCAGGCCAATCGTCAACTTTTTGAGCCTCTCTATATATTGTTTGTGGTGGTATATTTGGATGTGGTAAATTATGAGTAATAGGACCGTCATCTATCCAATGAGCCCAAGCGTAACCAACACACATTGGTGTATTGCCTTGGTCACCCCACCATCCGTCATCACTCCAAAATTTAGATGTAACAGCGGTTTTAGGTAATTGTAATTTATTTTCAATTAAATATTTTTTATCTCTTTCATCATGAATATGTTGTCTACCTAATCCAAACGGTTCCGTATTACCATTTACCAAATAGTAATCGTAACCTACAACTACACAATCCTCAATTTGACAATTTGGACAATCAGGATTAAACATCTGATATATCGGTTGTAACAACTTAAAGTTATGTTTAACTTCAGGTGCTGACAATGGTGTGGTATACATTCTGAATTGAGAAATCCCCCCTTCAAAAGTTCCTGCAAAATTTTGTTCAATTATAATGTTAGTTGATAACCCACTTAATGTAGTACCACTTAAATCATTATTTGGTAAACATTCAGGGTCTTGTTGGTATGGTCCTGTTAAACCAGAACAAGATGTAAATGTTAAATTATCTCTTAATCCTTGTGTACCACCACCCCAAGAAATGTTAAATGGAACGCCAACTTGTTTTTCTTTATCAGTATTTAAACCTCTTGGTATCACCTCTTCAAAATTCTCAATAGTATATATTTTCACACCATTAACAAAAATCATAAGTTTACCCATTCTAAAGTTCAACTCATCTAACCATAACTTATTAAGTTTGGTAATATCAACTTTTTCAGCTTTTTTAGGTATTGGTCTTGTGTATGGTGGTTCAATTAACGCAACAGTATTACCCGCTAACGATTCTAAATAATATTCTTTTGAAATTAATCCTAACCCTCCGTTTCTCCATAAATCACATTTTTCAAAATACATATATCTCTCCCAAACAATATCAACTTGGAACCAATGTTCTTGTAATAGATATGGAGGATAGTTTTCTAAACAATAAGGATATATTGGTGGTGAACAATATTCGGTTATAGTATATCCTGTTTGAAATGTTATACCAGTTGTTGAACACTCACCAGTTGTGGTACAGTCACCTGTAAATCTTAAAACTCTAATACCAATTTGTGGATTATTAGGTTCTCCACATAGTTTGAAAGCAATAGCATTTGATAATGCATCCATTAATGGGTCTGACTCACAAGTGTTTTCAATAGATGTAAAACCTGTTGAAGCACAATTACAATCCAAACATTCATCACATTTGGTACAAGTTTGAGTACATACAGGTGGTACTATACAACCACTTGGTAATGCAGTCGGTGTAGGCGTAGGTGTTGGAGTTAGTTCAATTACACTTTCACAATAGTGAGTTTGACATTCCCATCCACAAGTTTCACATTTTAAATCATTACAACCACATCCACAACTTATTTGTTTTTCAGTATTACCACCACATTTATCACAACCATAATTAACATGTGGGTCATGAATATTATTTGAAGAATATGGAGGATAAACAAAAAGACATCTACTGTTTGTAACTGTTCTATTACAACAAGCACAAGTTTGAATACAAGTTAAACCTGAAGTAACTCTTGTATATCCTGTATAACAATTAGTAGTACCACTTGCATGATGGTAGAATTTATTTTCAGCTCTTGTTCCTAAATAAAAGAATATATTTTTATTATTAGGATAAATTTCATTTAACGTGGTTTCATTTGGTCCAGGAAAATATTCGTCAAATAAACGAGGTTTTAATAATAATTCAACTGTCCATCCTTTATCAACTCTTTCAGGAAAAGTTTCATAATCATATCCAAATAATTTATAAAATCCTTGATAAAATCCACCATATAATTCACGGTATCTACCAAAAATAGGATTAATTTTAGTAACTACTTCATATAAAATATCTTTACTGAACCCTGAAAATTTAAGATTAGGTGAAGACGTGTATCCCGTAACTTGGTGTAATTTCATTCTTCTATCACGGTACATCCTATCAAATTTAACACTACTTGGAAATAAACCATTGGTATAATATAATGTTTCACCTGTCATCACATCAACTAAACCATTATCAATAGCAGTTAATCCAATGTCACAAGATTCTCCTGATAATTGACAATTAATGTCAAAACCTGAAGGTGTGTAATAATTTTCAGAAATTAAAATACTTGACGGATTATATTGTTTGTAAAATAAATCAAACTGTTCTGCGGAATTAGGATTATTAACATCAAAATTGAATGGTAATTTCTCACCTATTGTCAATGCAATAATGTAAGGGGAAAAAACAACCTCTTGATTAAAATCCAATTCATCAGATGTTAATGAAATATCATTAGTTTCCAATGCAAACTTTAGATTATAATTTGGACGTACATATTGATTTATATTCTGACCCGCCATCTTTTTTATTGATAAATACATTGTTACGAAGTATTTATTGATAAAAAAACAATGATTAAATATAATACTGAATACTTCAGAAATAATTGTTATTTCTTCTTGAAAGATAAAGGAGATAAAATTGACGTTTATTATTCAGTGGCGAACACTCTTACGGAATCAAGAAAAAAAGACAAAAAAATAGTCGTAGATAAAAAGTTTGAAGAAAAACTTAAAAAAGCAATTAATAAAGTTTTAAATTCAAAAGAAAAAGTTTCAAAAAAAGAGGTTGATGGTGAGTTAGGAGAACTAATTGATTATGACGGAAGTTTTTTAGGTTCAAACATACCATTCTTGAATATGACGTTAACTCCACATAAAACGATGGACCAAACTGTTAGTATGTCCAGAATCACAAATGACCCTATTACAAGAGGATATCGTGTTTATTGGGGTGAGGGAGAAGAAAAGGGAGAGAACATAGTGAATGAAATTGATTATTCAGAAGCATTTGGATATGTTGAAACAGAAAATGCAAAATCTTATGATGAGGCGTCAAAAATACTTAAGAAGATGGGTATTGAGGATGATATTGAAAGAGATGATAGATTGAAAAAATTAGGGTTTTCTAAAAAATTGGATAAGAGTTTAGCTCAAGAAAAAAAACATGGTAAATGTAAAAATTGTTTTACTAAAAGAAGACTTTCTGAAAAAGAACAGATTGAAGAGGAAAGAAAGAACAAAGCAGTTAAAATGGTTGAGGATATCTTAACAAAGAAAAAAACTGATGATAAAGAAATTTCAAGAAAAGAAAACTCAGGGGTAAGTAAAATATTACTTAAAAATTTAAAAGCAATTAAAAAAATTGCAGAAAAGGAAGGTATCAGTGTATCACAATTAATCAAAGTTTTAAAGACAGATGAATAAAGATTTATACGGAAATAAAATACCTCTACCTGAAGATGTTGTCGGTTATTTAGATGACTGTTATAACGCTGCCGAAGGTGCTGATGATAATACCGAAGGTTTTAGACGAAACAAAGAATTAAGAGACAGTAAAGAAATTACTTATCAACAACTTAAAAGAATGAAAAACTTCTTTGACAATTTTGATGGTCATGAAAATGATTTACCTTATATACTTAATGGTGGGCATTATGTAAAAAATTGGGTTGATAATACGTTACGTTCTATGAGAGATGGTATTTATCTTGGAAAGAAGACTAAATCAGAAGTATTACCTAATCAGTTTATACAAACACATCAGAAAGATGATTTGAGAAGTATGAATAGACCAAGTAAGAGTCATAGTACAAGTATTGAAGACTATGACTTACAAGTAACTGAAAGTTTAAAAAGAATAAACGAATTAATGAAAAAAATAATTTAATATGGCACAATCAGAACCTTTGAATTTCGAACAACCAAAGAATGACTTATCTTCTATTGCGGAAATGGAGAGAAAAAAGTTATTAACTAAAAACGATTATAATCTACAAAATAACTATTCATCAGTTAACAATGATGCACTTGCTAATGGAGATGCTTTTGGTAAAGGTACTGGTGAATTTTTAGATGTTTATAATCAAAACGCAGGTGCTGCTCAAGACATTGCGGAAAGAAAGAAAGAGATAGTTATTAACGAATATCAACCAAACAAACCTTACACGACTCCAACTGCGTAATGAAACTTTACAACACAGCAAAATCTCTTATTTTAGAAATAGCCGCGGTTGATTCCATTGTAGATGCAATAAAAAATAAAAAAGTTATTGTTATCTATTACGATGGTGATGAACCAGGTGGTCGTGGTTTGAGAACTATTGAGCCTGTGTGTTACGGTTATAGTAAATCGAAGTTTGGGAAGGGTAATCCAGTGTTAAGAGCATGGGATATGGAAGGAGCTTCACATAGAGGTTATTTAGGTAAAAAACCATTACCAGGATGGAGAATGTTTAGAGTTGATAAAATTTTATCTTTCAAACCGACAGGTGAAAATTTTACAGAAGCAAAACCAAACTACAATCCAAACGGCGATAAAACAATGGCAGAAGTTATTATTAACGCAACTTTTGACCAAGCACCAGAAATTAATTTAGCTTAAAAAATGCAAAACGAAAACGATTTAATAAAAAAATTGATGGTTTCAAAACAAATTATGGACCGTCACAATAACATCTCAAGAGGTAGCTTACCTTCAACCCCAATGCTTGAATCATATGAGCCAGTTGATGCAACTGTTAATATTCCTCAAGAATATTTAAGTGAATTACCATCACAAGGACCTGTTAATCAGGATTTAAATGAAACTAAAATCATGTCTTCAAAATTACCTGAAGAGATTAAAAGATTAATGATTGAACATCCAATTAACCAACCAAACTCAATGGGAGGTCCAACGTTATCAAATGATTTAGTTGAGAAAGCTTCAAGATTAATGGGTAATACACAAAAAACACAAGTTCAAGAATCATCAAGACAACCACAACAACAACCATCATCACTTGAGATGTTGGGTCTAAAAGAAATGATTAGAGAAACTATTAGAGAAGTATTATCTGAAAATGGGTTACTCGTTGAATCAACAAGTAAAACTGATGAACAATTTAACTTTAAAGTTGGTAAACATGTCTTTGAAGGAAAAGTCACAAAAATCAAAAAATTGAAATAATAAAAATTAACCCCACTTCGGTGGGGTTTTTTATTATAAAAAAGTTACCTTCTGATAATACGGGATATTTATCTATTATAAATTAAATTATTATGGATAAAAGTACCGAGAACAAAATAATTTCCGAATATAAGAAAGGAAAAAGCAGTTTAAAAATTTCAAAAATAGTTGGTCTGTCAAAACCTACAATTCTAAAAGTATTAAATAAACATAATTTAATTAGGAAAAGAGACAGGTGTTCAAAACTAAAATTTCAATTTGATGGAAAACAATATTCAGTAGAAAGGGTTTGTCCAAATTGTAATCAAACAATCCAAACAAAATCAAAAGACAAAACAATTTGTTGTAGAAATCATTTAAACAAATTAAAAGGAAGTTCATTATGTAAACCATGTTCATTAAAACTTCAAACAGGTGAAGGTAATCCTTTTTATGGAAAAAAACATACAAAAGAAACTTTAATAAAATTATCTAAAACAAGAAAAGGTAAAGGAACCGGGAATGATAATGCAATGTCAAATCCTATTTGGAGAAAAAAAGTTTCAGATAATTTAAAAAAGAAATGGAATAGTGGGGAATTGGAGGAAACTAGAAAATTAATGTCTGAACATATGAAAAAAACAAGAAGGCTGGGTAAAATTAAATCCGGAATTACCTCAAAAAAAGAAAAAGAAATAATACAGTTTTTAAAAGAACATAATATTCAGTCTATCCAGTCATATAGAGTTGATACTAAAATATGTGACATTTACATATCATCCTTAAATTTAATTATAGAATATTTTGGTGATTATTGGCATTGTAATCCGAAAAAATATGATGAAAATTATTTCAATCAGAAAAAGGGTAAAACCGCAAAACAAATTTGGGATTACGATAAGGATAAGATTGATTTAATTCGTAATTTTGGTTATAATTTAGAAGTGATTTGGGAAAGTGACCTAAAACACGATAATAAAAAAATTTTAGAAATACTAAATAAATATGATTCAAAAAACAGATTCGCCCCTGAATGGTCGTGAAAAGATTAGAGTACTCGTACTCCCATCTGACCGTACAGGGGTTGGTTAAGGAAAATTCCGTTCCGTTGACCCCCATGTAATGTTACAAAATTTATATCCTGATGACTTTCATGTGGATATTGATTACGAACCAAAAATAAATGACATCAACTATTGGAAACAATATCAGATTGTCCATGTACATAGAAACATTGGTAATAACTACGACAATACACCTAATATCATTAAGTTATTAAAGTCTATTGGTATCGTAGTAATTGTCGATATTGATGATTATTGGTTACCTACAAAAGAACATCCGATTCATCAACTGATTGTTCAAAATAAGATACATGAAAAGATTGTTGCAAACTTAAAAGAAGCAAGTTATGTTACCACAACAACTAAAGTTTTTGCTGATGAGATTAAAAAGATAAATTCAAATGTCGTTGTTTTCCCAAATGCCATCGACCCTAATGAACCACAATTTAAACAACCTACTTTAGAATCAGATAGAATTCGTATTGGTTGGTTGGGAGGTTCATCTCACTTACATGATTTAATGTTACTTGAAGGATTTGTTAATAAGAACAGTGATTTAAATGATAAAGTTCAATATGTTCTATGTGGTTTTGATACTCGTGGTACCATGACCGAAATTAACAAACAGACAGGTGAACAGAAACAAAGACCTATCAAACCTGAAGAAACAGTTTGGTCTAGTTACGAATCAATTTTCACAGATAACTATAGAACTGTTGATGAAAACTATAAAAAATATTTGATGGAATATAAGGAATATAATTATGAATCATCATTATCATTACCTTATTCTCGTGTTTGGACTAAACCTGTTACATCATACGCAATGAATTATTCTAAGATGGATATTTCATTAGCACCAATTAAAAATCATATTTTCAATAGAGTTAAGTCACAACTTAAAGTCATTGAAGCAGGTTTCTATAAAAAGGCGTTAATCGCTTCATCTGTTGGTCCGTACACTATTGATTTGAAACATTCATTAGATAAGGGTAATTTTGTTGACGGTAATGCATTATTGGTTGATGAAAATAGAAATCACAGCGATTGGGCAAAATATATTAAGAAGTTAGTTCAAAACCCAAATATGATTACCGACATGGGTGAGAGATTGTATGAAACAGTTAAAGACATTTACGATTTAAAAAATGTTAGTAAAGAAAGAGCAGAATGGTATAAAACCCTTATAAAATAAAAAATCATGATTAGAGTCCCCATTAGTAAAATTTTATTTATTGACATTGAAACTGTTGGTGGTTGTTATAACTACGACCAATGTCTTGAGTTTAACACTTCTTTAGCAAAACAATTTGAAAACTATTTTGATTGGTTTTTAAAAAGATTCCCTGAAGATAATATTGATTCTGAACCAGACTTGATGAACTATGTCTTTCAAAAAAGAGCTGGACTTGTTCCTGAATTTGCTAAGATTGTTTGTGTGAGTGTTGCTTTTGTTATGGATAATGGTGATATTAAAACACAAACATTTTCAAATGAAAACGAATACACTTTATTAAAGGATGTTCAGAAATTACTTGAACGTTGTGGTAAATTGGATTTCCATCTTTGTGGTCATAATCTAAAGAATTTTGATATCCCAATGTTAGCTAAACGAATGATTATCAATGGGTTGATGCCACCATCTATATTACCATCTTACGATACAAAGCCTTGGGAGATTAAAGCCATAGATACAAGAGAAATTTGGCAATATGGAGCCTACTCATCAATTGGTTCATTAGATTTACTATGTGCTTCAATGGAAATTGAATCATCAAAACAAGGTGAGGTTACAGGAGATAAAGTTCACAACGCATATTGGGAAGAAAATAAATTAGAAGAAATTTCAAAATACTGTGAAGAAGATGTTAAGGTATTAATTGAAATAATAAAAAAACTTAAAGAATTACAATTACCATGAGTAACGGATTAAATGGATTAAATGACTTAGCAGGTCAATTACGTGAATTCAAAGAAATGATTGAACGGGAAGGTGAAAATTTTGACGTTGATGAAGTCATGAGAGAGTTCGGAGTTGATATTAAAGATTTGGAAGATAGAATGATTAACGATGTTACTCAACTACCTTTGGGTTACCATAAGTTAAATCCCGATGCGGTCACACCAAAATATAATTATCCTTCAGATTCTGGGTTTGATTTACATTCAGTTGAGGATTTGGAAATCCCTCCTTTTGGTAGAATCTTGGTTCCAACAGGTCTTTCTTTTGATATCAAAGACGGTTATGAGATTCAGGTTAGGTCTAAAAGTGGTTTGGCAATCAAACAAGGTTTAATGGTTCTTAATTCACCAGGAACTGTTGATAATGGTTATAATGGAGAGATTCAAGTTATTCTTTTTAATACCAACAATCATATAGTAATGATACCAAAAGGAATGAAAGTGGCTCAAGCGGTTTTATGTCCTGTAGTTAATGGGAAATGGGTTGAGTTAGTTGAGAATGGTGATGTTACAGAAAAAGATAGAGGTAATAACGGTTTTGGGAGTACAGGAATATGATTACAATAGGATATAGCACAAGAGAGAGTAAACCACAATTTAAAGAATATGTTTTAAAGACATGTGGTTTAAAAAATGTAGAAATTATTGAGGTTGTTAATAATGGTGAGAAATCATTACCTCAAGTTTATAATGAATTGATTAACCAAAGTTCAAATGATATTTGTGTTTTTTGTCACGATGATATCGAATTTGAAACTAATAATTGGGGGAATAAACTATTAAAAGTTTTTTCAAAAAATCCTGAGTTTGGGATTATTGGTGTTGCCGGTTCTAAATTTTTACCATCATCCGCAAAATGGTGGGAGGTAAGTCAAACCATGTATGGTATTGTTAATCATAAACATGAAGGTAAAAAATGGACCAGCACCTATTCAAAGGCATTAAATAAACCTGAAGAAGTTGTTTTAATTGACGGTCTTTTTATGTGTTTTGATAAAACAAAAATCAAACATAAATTTGATGAACAATTTGAAGGATTTCATTTTTATGATTTATCTTTTTGTACACCAAATTATTTGGACGGTGTTAAAATTGGTGTAACTACTGACATTCGTTTAACACACTTATCAATTGGTGCAACTAATCAATCATGGGAAGATAAGAGAAAACAATTTGTTGAGAAATATAATGATAACTTACCTATTGATATCACTAACGTAGATGTTTGTGAAACTTTCATTTTTTGTCATGACCAAGATATTATTTTGGAATATGAACAAAGTGGTAAGTTTAATAACTTGAATAACTTAAAATATGTTTTCTTGGGTAATAAATCTATTGATAAGATTGATTCAAAAGATAATGTTATTATCGCTAGAAATTTACCGTTCAATATTGAACAATACCCAACATTTAACGCTTACACTGGTTGGTACTGTTTGTGGAAGAATAATCTAATCACTAAAAAATACGTTAATTTATTTGAATACGATATTATTATCAATCCAAATTTACAACGTATAATTTCAAAATTAATGTTCGAAGGGCAAAAAATGATTGGGTATATTCCATTCCCATGTAATAATTTTCATTTTATAGACAATAAAGAATGGACAGGTGATTTATTTGAGTCAATTAAAAAAGTATGTAAAATTGACTTGGAAAAAACCATTAGGTCTTATATGAGAAAAAAACCAAATATGATGTGGTCTTCAACCAGTAACAGTACTATGAATGTTGATTTTTTCAATTCATATATGAAGTGGTTTGAACCAATTGCTGAGAACCTTTACGGAATTAAAACCGCAGGTCATGCACATGAGAGGTCAACAACATTCTTTAGTTTAATGTACAAACATGATGTTTATTTAACTCAAAATTTAATTAAACATTATCAAATGGATTCTCATGGTACACAAGGACATTTTGTTGATTATAATAAAAATATTAATGAATTAATTACCAATAAATTGTCATGAATTATTTAAGTTTTAGTTTATGGGGAGATAACCCAATGTATAATATCGGAGCAATTAAAAACGCCGAATTATGGAAAAGTATCTACCCTGAATGGAAAATGGTTGTCTATTATGATGATAGTGTTCCTTCCGATATTATTGATAAATTAGAAGAACTTAATGTGTTACTTGTTGATATGACAGGTAAAAAAGTATATGGTATGTTTTGGAGATTTTTTGCATTTGACCTTGATGAGGCGGAATATTGTATTTTCAGAGATACCGATTCAAGATTAACTGTTAGAGAAAAGTTAGCTGTTGATGAATGGATTATAAGTGGTAAATCGTTACACGTAATGAGAGACCATCCGGCTCATAGAATACCATACGGAAACAGTGGATTAGGTATTTTAGGAGGTATGTGGGGAATCAAGAAAGGAATGGTTCCAATTACCGAAATGATTAATAATTTCATTAAAGGTAAAAACTTATCTTATGGTTCAGACCAAACATTTCTTGCAAATGTTTATTCTATCTTTGAAAATGATAGATGTACTCACGATGAGTTTTTTGAGAAAAAACCTTTTCCTATCATGAGAGAACCAGGAAGATTTGTAGGTGAAAGAATGGATGAAAATGATAAACCTGTTGGGGATGATTATAAATATGTATTTTAATAATGATAACTTATTTGGATAATAATATGGACTTATATAGTCCATCTGAAGATGATTATATAAATTCACTTAATTACGCTAAAAATTTAAAATGTAGTGATAACAATAAATTAGTATTCCATTGTTTTTGGAGGGTACCTCAAGATTTTGGAAGAAAACAACTTGCAGTATTAAAGTCAATTATTGTAAACCATAAAGATATTTTAGATACTGTTGAAATTAATTTATGGTCAAATGTAGACCTTACTGAGAATCTTTTTCTAAAGGAAATTAAAAAATTTATTACTTTTAGAAAATGGGATTTACATGAAGAAATTAAAAATACCATACTGGAAGATTTTGAATTATTATTAGATAAAAATTCAATTGATGATGATAAGTGTTATTTAGAAGGTGATTTATTTAGACTATTAATACTTCACAAATATGGAGGATTTTACATCGATATGGATGTTTTAGTTCTTCGTAGTTTTTTACCATTAAATGATTTTGAGTTTTTATATCAATGGGGTACTTCAGGGTTTAAAAACGAACCATTAAAAATGAACGGAGCGGTAATGAAGCTTAATAAAAATTCTGATACGTCTTTAGAATTTTTAGAAATATTAAAATCGACTACCCCATCAAAAAATACATTTTCATGGGGTTATATGATGTATTCAAAAATAAATAAAAATCCAATTTTGGTATTACCATGTGTTTGGTTTAATTCTGAATGGGGGTTTGGTAACACACCATTAAACCCATTCAATAACACAGGTAAAGTTGAACTATTTGATGGTGCATTTGCATGGCATTGGCATAACAGATGGAGTGAAGAAATTCAGAAAGGTTCTAAATTTGAGGTAATTGAATCATTACATAACTTAATTTTTGAAAATACAATAAAATGACATTAGGAATTGCAATACCCACATACATTAATCATTTAGGTTTTTTGAATCAATTATTAGATTCATTAGAACAATCAACTGTATTACCAAATCAGGTTAGTATTAGTATTTCGTCTTTTGATGGTGAACTCAATTTAAAAGATTATTCATTTGAGATTATTATCTCAAAAACAAAAGATAGACAAAATCCATGTCAAAATAGAAATATTGCTGCAAGTAAATTAAATACAGATATTATTTCATTTTTGGATGGTGATGATATTTCTCACATTAAAAGAAATGAATTTTTAATTAGTTCTTTTGAGAACGGTTCAAATGCCGTAGTTCACAACTATACAATGAATAAGGATAGAAATAGTTTATTTTATAAGAATAACATAAATGATATAATTTTCTATAAAGATTATATTAACGGTATTTTTCCTAACTGTCCATTCCCTAAGAATATAAATCATAAAGACTATGCTTGTGGACATGCTTCATTCACTAAAGAGTTATTTGATAAGTTTAAATACAATGAAAGTATAGGATGGATTCCTGGTGAAGATGGTGAAATCCTAAAAAGAATAGTTTCAAATAACATTCCAATATCATACATTGAGAATAAATTATCACATTATATTAAATGAAATATATCTATCATCATCTAGGTCTTGGTGACCATATTATCTGTAATGGGTTGGTTAGAAGTTTAATCAATTCAAATGAACAGTATGTTATGTTTGTAAAACCTCATAACAGAATTTCTGTTGAGTTCATGTACCGAGATTTAAAAAATTTATCATTTATTGATGGTGACGATTCTTTTGTTAGAAAATACATTTCGGAAAATAAAGTAGATAGAAATGATATTATTTTGGCAGGTTTTATGAGACATCCTCAATCAATAGAATTTGATGATAGTTTTTACTTACAAAACAATATTCCATTTGCAAATCGATGGTTAAACTTTCATGTTGAAAGAAACTTAGATTCTGAACAGGAGTTGTTTAAACAATATGATATAAAAGAAGGTGAATATGTTTTTATTCACGATGATGAATCAAGAAATTTTAACATTGACGAATCTTATATTATTAATAAAAATTTACCAATAATTAGACCCAAACAAAGTTTAACAAAAAATATTTTTGATTATTGTTATCTAATGGAAAATAGTGTTGAATCACATTTCATTGACAGTTCTTTTAAGTTAATTTTTGATTCATTAAAATTAAGAAATGATAATATATTTTTTCATGTAAAATTAAAAAATAATGTTATTAAAGATTCAACTGTTTCACAATCAATATTAAATTTTAAAAAAGTATGATAGACCCACAAGGACAAATAATTTTAGACTCAGAAAGAGGTAGATTATTAAAACAAATAATTCACAAATACAATCCTAAAAAAATTGTAGAAATAGGCACGTGGAAAGGATTAGGTTCAACTAAATGTATTTTAGAAATTATAAATGATGATTGTGAATTTGTATCAATCGAAAGTAATCAATCATTTTATAAAATCGCTGAGCAAAATCTAAAAGATTATTCAGGTAAATTTAAACTATTACTTGGTACAATAGTTAATGAATCTGAAGTTTTGGATTTTGTTAATAGTGTTGAAATTAATACTCAACAAGAAACTTGGTTAAAAGAAGATATTGATAATATTAATCAATGTGAAAATTTATTAGAATCTCTTCCAAGTCAGATTGATTTTTTACTTTTAGATGGTGGAGAATTCTCAACTTATTCTGAATGGAATAAATTAAAAGATAGAACTAAAGTTGTTGCTTTAGATGATATTACACAATTAAAAACTAAAAAAATACACGATGAGCTAATTGGTAATTCAGAATATGAATTATTATTTCAAACAGATGAAGGAAATGGTTTTAGTGTTTTTAAGAGAAAATGATGGATTATATTGAAATAAATAAATTTTCTGAATTACATGATGGTAATCAAATTATTTTTTGTAAAACAGATTTTTTATTACAGGAATTTGAAAGAATTAAACAAATAAAAAATGAGGTAATTTTAATTTCGGGTAATTCAGATTATAGTATTGACGAAAGGATTTTTAATCTATGTCCAAAAAACGTTAAAAAATGGTACGCTCAAAACGCATTGTGTAATAATGAGGTATTAGAATCATTACCAATTGGGTTAGAAAATAAATTACCATCATTAAGAGAAGGTCATGGTATTGGTTATTTAGAAAGAGTTACAGAAAAAGAAAATTTATTGAACCGAAATTTAGATATCACATCATCTAAAAAGATATATTCTAATTTTAATATTAATACTAATTTAAATTATCGTAGAAAAATAAAAGAAATCTCAATTAATACCCCTCATATTGATTGGGAAGATTCCAATTTACACTTAGAAGAGTTTTTTAATAAAGTGTTGGAATACGAATCAGTAATTTGTCCAATTGGTAATGGCGTTGATACTCACAGATTATGGGAAGTTTTATATTCAAATAGAATACCAATAACAATAAAAGTAGGTAATTTTAAAATTTATAAACTTTATGAAAAACTACCTATTGTTATTTTAAATAACGAACAAGAATTAACAAATTATGAGTTATTAAAATCAAAAATAAACGAGGCTAAAGAAAAAAAATATAATCGTGAAATATTAGATTATAGTTTTTGGAAGAATGAAATATTAAGTAATCTAAAATGAAAAATTTAATTTATTATACCGTAGGGTTTATTTCTTTTTATGAAGATTTATTCATAATGAGTTTAAATAGTTTAGAAAAATTTTATAATAATGATTTTGAAATTTTAGTTATTTGTAATGAAACAAATAAATTAGGTATCGAGAAAAAATTAGATTCTAAAATACCTGTACATTTTTTAACCGTTGATTGTCCTCAAAAAAGGGATTCATCTCAGAACAAATTAAAAATTCATAGATTTGATAAATTAAATGAATATGAAAAAGTTATTTTTTGTGACTGTGATATTTTATGGTTTGATTCACCTAATAAAATTTTTGATGTAATAGAACCTAATAAAATAAATTTTTCAGAAGAAAATGGTTATATCACTGACCAATATTGGGGACTTAAATTACTTAATCATGATGAAATTGTTGAATACAAAAAAAGACCAGTTAAAGGTGTAAATGCCGGATTCTTTTCATTCTATTCAAACATGGGAAATATATTTAATGAAATTGATAATTTCATGAATGAAAATATTTTTAAAATTAATGTATGTTGGGAACAGCCTTATTTAAATGTTTATTTACATCGAAATAATTTGATAGCCCGAACTTTGAATAATTATATTATGCATCATGTTAAAGATGATGATACCCCTAATAAAGTAGTTTGTCATTTCTCAGGTTCACCTGGTGCGGGTAAAGGTAAATTAATTAAAATGGAAAAATTTTTAGAAAAAAATAAAATATAATGTTATTAGAATTTAAACAATTAGTCGAGAAATATAATTTGAATATTAAAGGAGTTATTCAAATTGGGGCCCATTATGGCGAAGAAGATGGTTTATATACCGAATCAAATATAGATAATGTAATATATTTTGAACCAATTAAATCAAATTTTATAATGTTAGAAAGGTCGGTTCCAAACAATAGAATATTATACAATTATGCTTTAGGTAATGAAAACACAACTATTGAAATGTATGTTGAATCTGAGAATAAAGGACAGTCCTGTTCTGTTTTAAAACCTCAATTACATACTCAACAATATCCTAATATTGTTTTTAATAATAAAGAAATTGTCGAAATGAAACGATTAGATGAAATTGATTTTGACAGAAAAAAGTTTAACTTTATTAATATTGACGTTCAAGGGTATGAATTAGAAGTGTTTAAAGGTTCAGTTAAAACTTTAGAAAATATTGATTATATTATATCAGAAATTAATAGAGATTTTTTATATGAAAAAAATGCTTTAGTTAATGAACTTGAAAATTTTTTATCAGACTTTGGTTTTGAATTAGTTGAAACCAATTGGGCTGGAAATACTTGGGGTGACGGATTTTTTATAAAAAAACATTTAAAATGAAAAAAGCTTTAATAACTGGCATTAATGGACAAGACGGTTCATATTTGTCAGAATTCCTTTTAGAAAAAGGGTATGAAGTTCACGGGATATTAAAAAGAAATTCTGTAGCTGAGAATCAAACCGCTAGATTAGATAATGTATATGATAAAATAAAATTACATTATGGTGATTTAACAGATATGTCATCATTAATCAATGTAATACAAAAAGTGATGCCTGATGAGATATATAATTTGGCAGCACAATCACATGTTAGAATTTCATTTGACCAACCAATTTATACTTCCAACGTAACAGGATTAGGAACTTTAAATCTTCTTGAATCGGTTAAATTAATCAAACCTGATACAAAAATATACCAAGCGTCATCATCTGAGATGTTTGGTAATTCAATTGATTCTGATGGTTATCAAAGAGAATCAACACCAATGAACCCTGTCTCACCATACGGTTGTGCCAAAGTATTCAGTTACAACATTTGTCGTAATTACAGAAACTCATATGGTATGTTTATCTCTAACGGTATTTTATTCAACCACGAGTCTCCAAGAAGAGGAACAAACTTCGTAACCAATAAAGTATGTAAAGAAGCGGTTAAGATTAAATTAGGACTATCTAATGAATTAAAATTGGGTAACCTTGACGCAACACGTGATTGGGGTCATGCTAAAGATTATGTTAGGGCAATGTGGGAAATTCTACAATTAGAAACCTCAGATGACTTTGTTTGTTCAACAGGAATATCACATTCAGTTAGAGAACTTTGTGATTATGTTTTTACATCATTAAAATTGAATTACAAAGAATATGTTACCCAAGATGAAAAGTTCTTAAGACCTGAAGAATTACATGATTTAAAGGGGGACTCGTCAAAACTAATAAAATCAACTGGGTGGACACATGATTACACATTTGAATCTATGTTAGATGAAATGATTAATTATTGGTTAGTTTATTTTAGTGGAGGAAATATTGATTAATTAAATGCCAATAGACCATAAAAATAAATTCATTTTTGTTCACATACCAAAAACAGCTGGAACATCTATTGAACGAATGTACGGTTTAGAAAATCAAAGATGTTTTTTTAATAGACGTTGTGAGATTATAATTGATGATGTTAAATATTGTCCACAACATCTTACATCTACGCAATTAAAAACAAGACCTGAAATCCAAGAATTTTATAATGAATATTATAAATTTTCATTTGTTCGTAATCCATATGACAGAGTATTATCTGAATTTTTTTGGAGAGAAAAGAAAATTGTGAATTATGAACACTTTAAAAAATGGATTTATAATTTTTACTCAAAGATTGATATCGACCATAAATTAACTCAATATGAATATGTTTATGAGAATGGTAATTTAGTTGTTGATTATTTAGGGAAAGTTGAGAATATTATTGAAGACTTTAAAACAATACAAAGTAATTTAGGTATTGAAACAAAACCATTACTTAGAAGTAACATTAGTCTAAATAACCAAATAGATAAAAGAAGTTATCTAACTTTAGAAATTAAAGATTTTATCTATAATTTATATAAGATAGATTTTGAAACTTTTGGGTATGAAAAATAAAAATTTAATTTACACAATTTGCTCAGGAAAATATGTTGCATTATTAGACATGTTTGTTAAATCAATAAGAAAATTTAATGACGTTGATATTCTAATAATCACGGATGATGACTCAATGGTTCCAAAAATATTGGAATTAAGATGTTTAGTCTTTATGACAACTAAAATAGATTGGAGACATTCAGGTAAGTTTATATTTTATCAATACCCTGATTATCATAGATATGATAATTTTTTATTTTTAGATACCGATATAATTTGTAAGAAAAATTTAGACGGTCTTTTTGAAACAATAGAATCAGATAAATCAAAATTTCATTTAGTTAAAGCTAGAGAAAGTTTAAAAGGTACAATTAAAGCTCAAGATGGATTTAATGTTACAAAATGGTTTAGAACAAGAGACTACGACCCAAAAGAAAATTCTATGGGATATAATGCAGGAACTTTTGGATTTCATAAAACTATTTTCCCACATATTCAAAAATTATACGATTATTTAAAAGTTAATAGACATAGAGGAATTTGTGACCAACCAATTTTTAATGTTTATATAGATTATTTTGAATTGGGTTTACCAAGTTTAAGTGAATACCTATGGTTAGATTTAGATGTGTCGAGAAATAAATGTACATTAGATAGTAGCAGTTTAGTGCATTTTGTTAAAGGATATGGAGCTGTCGAATATAAAGAAGAACAAATGAAAAAACTTTATGACAAAATAATTATTTAAAATTAAATTATGACAAGTAAGAAAAAAACAACTCAAACATCAAGTGATGATGTTAAACCAAAGATTAGTAAAAAAGAACAAATTGGTCAAATTATAAAAAGTAAAACCAGAGAAAAGTTTTTATCTGAAAATCAAAAGAAATATTACAACACTTTAATTTCAAGTGAGATTACCGTTTGTTCAGGACCTGCAGGTGTTGGTAAAAGTTATATTACAATGAAAGCTGCAATTGATTTAATTTCAGACCCTAAAACACCTTATGAGAAAATTATTATTGTAAGACCTGCGGTTGAAGCCGAAGAGAAATTAGGTTCATTACCAGGTAATGTTGAAGAGAAATTAGACCCGTACATCTTCCCATCTTATTATTTATTAAATAAGATTATCGGTAAAGAAACAAGAGAAAAATTAAAAGAAATTGAGGTTATTGAAGTATTTGCTTTGGCATATATGAGAGGTATGAATATCGATAATTCAATATTAATTTTTGAGGAAGGTCAAAACGCATCTCCAAGTCAGATGAAATTATTGTTAACTAGAATTGGTTTTAATAGTAAATTCTTTATTTCAGGTGATGTCGAACAATCAGATAAATACAAAAATAAAACTCATAGTGGTTTATGGGATGCAATTGAAAAGTTTAGAGATTCGGAAAGTATTTCAATTTTTGAATTTAAAGATAAAAACGATATAGTAAGAAATCCATTAATTAGTAGAATATTAGAAAAATACGAAGAGCAATGAGAATTGGTATAGAAATTAACGGTGTTTTAAGAAATACTCTTGGTAAAATTGAACAAACATACCAAAAATTTTATTTAGATGGTTATGAAGATGAGTATGGACCAACTGACACATACAATATTGATTTATCAGGTAATACTGAATCAATAAATTTACCTAAACCATTTAAATATGAAATGAATTTACCTGTTACAAGTTTAGAATTAAAAGAACATTTTAAATTCTCAGCTGACGAAGAATTATATTCATTTTTATTTGAAGAATTTACAATGGAAATTTTTGGTCATGCACAATCAACTGAGTATATGACATTTAATGATTTAAATGGACTTTACCATAATTTTAGAGACAAACATGATTTAATTATTGTATCTGATGAAATAGGTAAATCAAAACCAGCATCATTATTTTTTCTATCAAAATTTGGTTGTTTAGTAGAAAATGTAAAATTTTATAGTAATTCTACAATTAATTCTATGTGGAATGAAATAGACGTTTTACTTACGGCTAATCCTGATTTATTATTACAACATCCGTCAGATAAATTATTAATAAAATACGAGACGGAATATAATAAAAATATAAATTCTTTATACTCAATTAAAAACTTAAAAGAGTTAGAAGAAATATTAAACAACTTTATTCAATGTTAAAAATTTTAGGACAAGAATACTTTTTGGATTTAGATGAAATCGAAGGGTACATAAACATTCCTAACCCATCAGGTGGGGGTGAAAACCATATCAGTGTTGTAAAATATGAAATGGTAAAAATGATGATAGAAATATTAATTACAGAACATGAAAACATCGACGAATCATTAGGTGAAAAAAGTTCAGAAATTTCAATACCTTTTAAAATCGCATTTAACACTTTACAAAATAAACAATTATTAACTAAATATTAAAATTATGAATCAAGAAAACGTTTCAAAATTGGAAAATTCAATCCAACTTTTGAAAGACAAAAAATCAAAAATTTATTTTATAGTTCAAGACACTAAAGGGCATGCAAAGGCTTCAATTGCCAACATCTATGAAATGGCAATGACTTTATTGAACTCGGGTTACAATCCCATTATCCTTCACGAGAAACCTGATTATACAGGTGTTGCATCTTGGTTAGGACAGGATTACTCAGATAAATTACCTCACAAATCAATTGAGGGTCAAAATTTAGAGGTTTCACCTGAAGACCTTATTGTTATTCCTGAACTTTATGGATTTGTAATGAATCAAATTACAAAACTACCATGTGGTAAAATTGTGTTATCACAAGCTTATGACCATATTTTAGAAACATTACAACCAGGTGAGAACTGGAACCAACTTGGTTTCTATAAGTGTATTACAACATCAGAATCACAAAAAGAATATTTGGAAAATATTATGAGAGGAGTATCTTTTGATATCATCCCACCATTTATTTCAAATTCTTTCAGACCACAATCAATACCACCAAAACCAATTATTGCGGTTCATTCAAGAGAACAAAGAGATGGTGTTAACTTGATTAAACAATTCTACCTGAAGTTCCCTCAATATCGTTGGGTAACATTTAGAGATATGAGAGGATTAACTCCTACTGAATTCTCAAATACATTACAAGAATGTTTTTTATCAGTATGGATTGATGAGACAAGTTCTTATGGTACATTCCCACTTGAGAGTATGAAGTCAGGAGTTCCTGTATTAGGATTAGTTCCAAACATGGTTCCTTTGTGGATGAATGAAGATAATGGATTATGGGTAAACAATAAAACTCAAATGGCTGATTTTGTGGCAGATTTCTTACAAAATTGGTTAGAAGATAATGTTAGTGAATCTATCTATAACGGTATGAAAACTACAGTAGAAAGTTTAATAACTAAAGAAACGTTTGACACAAAAGTTATTGAATTATTTGATTCATACATTGCTAAACGTTTAGAATCTTTTGAAGAACAATTAAATAAATTAGAAACAACTGAATAATACTATGGAAAATAATGTAATTGAAAAATTTGACGTATCAGTCATTTTACCTATCAAATCAGCATTTGCAATTGATTTTGAAGAATTTTTTGATAAAGCAATTAATTCTTTAAAGACTCAAAAAGTAACAATAAATGAATTGATAATCATTCATACAAATGAAACTAAATTAAATGAATACATTAATGGTTATGACTTTGGTGATTTAAATGTTATTAAACATGAATGGACTAAAGAAGCGAATTTTGCTGAACAAGTTAACTATGGAGTAAGAACTTCTAAATCAGAATATATTTCTATTTTTGAATTTGATGATGAGTATTCAACTATTTGGTTTAAAAATGTTAAAAATTATGTAAAGTATTATCCTGAAGTTGGAGCGTTTTTACCTATCGTAGTTGATATTGACGAGAAAGGTGTGTTTGCCGGTTTCACTAATGAAGCAGTATTTGCATTGAACGTATCGGAGGAAATGGGTTACTTAAATAACGAAACATTACAACAGTTTCAAAACTTCCAATTGTCAGGTATGGTTATTAAAAAACAATCATTCCTTGATTATGGATTACTTAAACCATCATTTAAATTGACATTCGGTTATGAATTCTTTTTAAGAATGACACACAATTCTGTAAAAATTATGTCAATCCCTAAAATTGGTTATAAACACACCAATTTGAGAACTGGTTCAATTTTTTGGAATTACAAAAATTCTGAGGACAAGTTAACAGATAATGAGGTTAGATTTTGGATTGAGTCGGCTAAAAAAGAATATTTTTTTATTCACGATAGAGCAATAAAATTTGAACCACAAGCTTCTTAATGGATGTTACTCAAGCGATATCTGGAGAAACAATTGTTGAGTTAAAGAAGAAAGGTAGAAAACCTACACAAACAAATTATTTTGATGTTCGAGAAGAGGTGGCGGTTGTAAATTTTTTACTAGCTGAAAGTCCTGAAGAAAAGAACAAAATTTATAATGAGTTTTTAAGGAAACCTTTAGACAAAATGATATCTTCAATCATTAGAAGATATAAATTATACAGAAAAGATATGGACTTTTACGAAATCCATATAGATACTCACTCGTTTTTAATGACCAAAATAGATAAGTTTAAGCCTTCAAAAGAAAAGAAGGCTTACTCTTACTTTGGTACCATTTGTAAAAATTACCTAATGGGACAAATCATTAAAGACCAAAAAGAAATGAATAGGAAAATATCCTATGAAGACATTTCAAGTGATTTAGAAAATAGACGTGAATTTTCATACAGTATTGATAAAGAAATCCTAGATTCTGAAATAGTAATTAAGAAATTTTTGGTTGAAATTGATTTATTATTAAACGATAAAAGTTTAAATGATAATGAAATTAAACTAGGTAAAGCACTCCACGATATTTTTGATAACTATGAAAATATATTCATTGGTAGCTCAAATAATAAATTTAATAAAAATATTATTTTGTTGTCTCTAAGAGAAATGACTAATTTAAACACTAAAGAAATTAGAAGTTCAATGAAAAAATATAAAAATATTTATCATAATCTAATTCAGACTATGATAAAATAAAATTTGAACTTTAATATTTATTGTTATGCCAAGACCAACAAAAAAAGAAATTAAATTTAATCAGGATTCTATATTATCTCTGATGCAAGAAATCTACAATGAACTTGTTGAACAAAGAAATACTGCTATTAGAATTCAAAATAAAATGTTAACAATGATGAAAGAGGCTGAAGACATGTCTTTGTTAGGTCCAGTCATCAAAGAACAACAAAAGATAATAAATGATTGTGTTGAAAAAAAATTACAATTATCAAAACTACAGTCTAGTATTTGGGAAAAAAGTAATTCATCAACTAAAGAATCATTTTCAATTTCTGATTTAGATGTTGATGATGAAATTATGAAAAGTTTATTAGAAAAAGATATTTCTAATATAGACGATTCATATAAAATGAAAAAATAATTTATTTTATGCCGTCATTAGATTTAAGTGTAGATTATAAAAAAGTTAAAGATAAAGTAACCGCCAATCAATCATACAATGATTTAAAAACAAAGTATGATGATATCACTAAAAGAGCGGGAGATAATTTAGAAGAACTTAAATCAAACGTTACTGAGAGTATTGAAAGTGTAAAAGCTCAAGTTGAAAAATATAAAAGAGAAATTAAAAATCAATTTGAAGAACTTTTAGACATTAATAAAATCACTTCAGGTCAGGGTTCAAATTCTGCAAAATACATCAAAAAAATGATGTTAACAGCTCTTAAGAATATCCAACCAAAGATAAGTGAAATATTAATTCAAGAATCTTTAACTGCTGTTGGTTGTGACCAACAACAAGTTTTTAACTCTCAAGTAATTTATATCAAAGTTAAATCAATTGATATAATTAATAGTCTTAAAATTGACCCAACTACAAAGATTGGTAAATTAATTTACGAAAAAGAACAAGTCGCAATTCAAACAAATCCTTTTCCAATGAATAAAGAATTGTTTGAAAGAATACAAAGTGGTCAACCATATTCAGTAGATAACGGACAATTATATAAAGGAGTATCAGGACAAGATTTATTTGACATACAATATGTAGAAGTTGGTTCCGACCCGTACTTCAAAGTCACATTACCTAACCGAGTAAACAACGTAAACCGTGTTGGAGAATTTATGATTGATTATTATAAAACTATGAAACCAATTGAGTTTCAAGGTGTTATTAATCAAATTATGCAATCTTTGTGTAATTCATTTTCTATAAGTGCGGGATTAGGTGTTACACAAGTTGAGGACGCAACAAAATTTGATATTTTTGTTAGTCGTATTTTAGGTTTATGTTTTGACAATCGACAAGAAATTGACGTTAGTGGTGTTGCAAAAATTGCTGAACTTGGTGATATCGATGAGAATTTTTTTGAACTAACTGAAATTGATTTAAGAAATATTGACCAAAGAGTTACTAATTTCCAAAATGGAGTTATCGAATATTTGGAATGTACCACCGCAAAATTACCAGTAAATGCCAATCAAATTAATGATGCAATTATTAATTTAATTGAGGTTCCCGATGATGAGTTAGTTGATGCAGCAATTGCCGCATCAAACACATTAGCGAACAATCCGGCTTGGGAATTTGGAATTAGACCAAACATAGATGTTGCAATTGATTTAGATTTTATTAAAAAATTCGCTCAGGGAGTAGTATCAGGATTATTAACTCCAAAAATTTTACTACCTGTCTTTATAATGTTAAAGGCACTTGGACAATCAGCTGTTGACGCAGTTGAAGATATGGTTTCTTTCTTAAAGAATTTTAAAGAATATGCTAAAAATATAATATCTAAAATCGGAGCTTTATTTGTTCAAGAATTATTTCAATTAATTAAAAAAGATATTTTGAATTTAATTCAACAAATTATTGCGGATATTCAAAAAGAAAAATTAAAGAAAAAAATTGCAATGATTTTAAAGTTAGTTAGTTTATTAATAATTGTTGCTAACTTCATTCAAGATTTTAGGAAATGTAAAAGTTTAGTTGACGAGTTATTAAGTCTTTTAAAAATTGCAACTCAAGGTTGGGGTGGGGATATACCATTACCAATTTTATTTGCATCAAGATTGTTGGATGGATTTTCAGATACGAGAGCATTTATTAACGTAATTGAAGAAATGCAAAAACTAGGAATACCTACGGGAGATTTACCTGATGGTACACCTAATTTAGAATTGTTGAGTCGTTTTGCACAAATTAAAGGTATGTCATTTGAAGAAACTGAAAATGGTAAGGTTCAAGTCGCTCTTGGAGCATTGACAATTACACCAGCAGGTCTTACTGTTCCAACAAGTGCTTTTGGTAAAAAATTATAAGAATATGGTTAATCAAGAAGATTCAAATAAAGTTTTAGATATTGTAAAAGATTACAAAACAAAATCTAACAAAGATTTAATTTTTGTTATGGAGTTTATTCAAAAAGATTTTGAAGTAACTAAAGATAGTTTACTTAAATTAACACACCATTTGGATAAGATTGAAAATATCTACAATACGATATTAAAAGAATACGAAAATAGAACTAAGAAAAAATGAAAATAACTCAACAAAATTTTCACCAAATTATATTTCCAGGTATTGTCTATGACAATAACGACCCAATGATGTTAGGTCGTTTAAGAGTAATTCCTGAAGATATGAATTATCAAGACATCCTTAAATCAATTCCTGATTGGGATGAAACCAAAGATGCTTGGACATCAAAAGACCCGATTATTTTTATTCCTTTATTACCGTATTTCTTTAACCAAACTCCTAAAGTAACCGAATATGTTCATATCTTTTATATGAACAAAGAGTTTCCTTTTAAGAATCAATTTTACATTCAAGGACCATTCTCAACACCACTTAATACTCCTTTTGAATATTTTCAGGGAGCTAAAAAGTTTTTAGCTTCAGGTGAAAGAATTAAAGAAAATTTACCTCTTAAAAATCAAGACGGTACATTCCCATATAATTCATACTATGGAGTATTCCCAAATCCTGGAGATAACGCATTACTTGGTAGAGGTTCTGCCGATGTTGTAGTTAAAGAAAATGAGGTATTAGTTAGAGCGGGTAAAGCATTTCCATATCAAGATAATAAATACCCTGTTAGTAATACTAAAAGAGCGTTTTTACAATTATCAAATTTCACAAACAAATCAGTTCTTGGTGAAGAACAAAAAAGTTTTAAACTAAAAGAAATTGTTAATGTTGTTAAAAAAATTATTATTTGGAACGTTGATAACTTGGATAATACACAAAATGTATTTAATGGTTCTATTGGAATTTATGACGTTAAATTTAATACTGAATTAACGACAGATAAATTTAATAAAGAAACTATAACCACTATTTCACAAGGTACTGATTATACCGGACCGTTAGTGGAAACAAATTTTTCAAATAAGACAATGACCGAAGTTATTAATTTATTTAATAATTTTTTAAATCAACTTTGGGAAGGTTACATACAATTACCAGATACTAGTGGTAATCTCAGAATTGGTGAAAATAAAACAAGTTTAATACCTTTTATTGTAACACCAAATGCTTTAACTTATGAAAAAGGGAACAAGTTAATTCCAAATCAAACAACAACAGAAATTGCGGAATTTAATAATTATCAATCTTTAATGAACGGTATTAAGATGAATCCAGCTTCTGATGAAAGTGGATTCTTTTTGATTTCAAGTATTCAAGGTAATAGTAATCCATTAGTAGGACCGGCGTATGAGGGTGTTTTTGAGAAATTCACACCTATTGATTTTGAACCAGTGTCAATCACTTACAGTGTGATGGGTGGACAAAGATTATATTTTTTGGCACATGATACAAACGGACCAAAAGGAACTATTAATTTACAAAATACGGTATACGGAATCCCTGAAGAAAATTTTGTTGATATCTTTAGTAAAACATATCCAACAGTTCGTGGTGACTTGATGATTGAGTTGGTTGAAAAGATTTGGTCATTCTTAAAAGGTCACGTACATCCTGTGTCTGTAATGAGACCGGCAAGGAGAGCTACAGGTAACGGACAAAGTGTGGAAGAGATTGATGACTTAATTGCTCAAGCTCAAAATAACATTCTTAATAACGAAATCCGAATTAATTGATATTTATAACTAAAAAAGTTAATGTCAATTAATAATTCCTATTTTAGTAAAAATAACACAATCATTTTAAATAGTTATGTTAACACGGGTAGAAATCCTGTTACTGAACTATTTTATGGGGCAACTGTAAGTCTAACAAACCCAAATGGATTTAGTCGTTTTATTTTTGATTTAGATTTAACACTTCTTCGTGAAAAATATGCTGATGGAACTATCACAACTTCTTGTGACGATTCAGTTAAACATACTTTAAGAATGACAAACACTTCTTCATTTGATGAAGAATCGTTAAATACTCTAACGTCACAATTAAGACAAAGAGCAACATCATTTGATTTAATATTATTCAGAATACCAAATCTATTTGCTGAAGAACCGACTGTTCAAATTTGGGATGAAGGTGTGGGATATGACTACGCCGACCTTATTTATCAGAACAGTGATATTGATAAAAACTATTCTATAAGACCATCCAATTGGATTGAAAGAACAACTATTGATGATTGGAACTATCCAGGAATCTATAGTAATGAAGAGACAGGTCCATATCCATATTCATCACTTGTCATTGTTGATACACAACATTTTGAGTTCGGTAACGAGAATATTGAGTTTGATATGACTGAAGAAATTAAAGGTATATTAGACGGAACTATTGTTACTTCAGGGTGGGGTATAGCTTACAAACCACAACTTGAGAACTTAACTGGTTTGACTGACGCATATGAAGTTCAGTTTTTCACACGTCACACTCAAACATTTTATGAACCATATCTTGAAACATCATATAATGATTATATTGATGATGATAGAAACTTATTCACATTAGGTAGGGTTAATCACCTTTATCTTTATTTATATGACAATGGTAATCCTGTTAATTTGGACTTTCCACCATCTGTTAACATTTTAGATAACTCAGGAAATCTTGTACCAGCACTTACTGGTCTTACCTCATGTCAAAGAGCCAAGGGAGTTTATGAGGTAACAATACCACCACTAATTGGATTTAAGACACCTTGTACTTTCACAGATTTATGGTATGGTTTAGAACTAAATGGTTTCCCTTTACCGAATCAATATAATTCGTTTAACCTATTTCCTTTAAGTCAAAGTTTACAGATTGGTACTAATTCTCAAGACCCAAAAGTTTATGGATTTGATTTCTATGGTATCAAACAAGATGAGAAAATTTTTAATACTGATATTAGAAAAGTCGGTGTTATCATTAAACAAGCATATACAACACAAAAACTTTTACAAAAGGTTAGTGCATATTATAGAGTATATGTTAGAGAAGGACAAACAGAAGTTCAGGTTCAAGACTGGACAAAAATAAATAGAACCCCTAATGAATATTATTTCATTTTTGATACCCGTGATAAAATTCCTAATGAATATTATGTGGATATAAAAGTTGAGAGTTCAAGTGAGGTTAATACTTATAAAAGAACATTAAAATTTCAAATAGTAAATTATAAATAATTATGACATATTATTATTCAGGAAAAGATTGTATCAGTTCTGATACTATAGTAGTTTCTTCAGACACACCAATATCATTACCTCAAGTAGTATTAGATGTTAAAGGAAGATGTATTACCTTAACAGGAGAAACAACAACACCATCACAACCTCAACCAATTCAAAACTTCTATCAAAGTTGTGATGATTGTATAAGCAAAATATATAATGCGGTACAATTTATTGATTGTGTTAGAGGAGGATTTTTTTGTGTACCTATAAGACAAATCACAAGTTTACCATTTTTACCAGCACAAGATGAAATTTATTATTTAATTCTTCAAGGCCCATTTAGCCTTGACCAATATATAAACGGTTGTTTTTCAGTTTCTTATACTAATAATCTAATATGTGGAGTTTATTATAATTTATCATATATCTCACCAAGTAGTTATGGGATAGGAAGTGTAAATAATTGTTTACTTTGTCAAAATTCTCAACCATCTTATTACGAAATAAGTGAATGTTTAAGTGGGACATTATATTATGCAACCTTACCATCAGGTACTGGAGGTGATTTTTATGGAGTAACATTTACAATTGATAGTTTGGGTATTGATTTGTATTGTGGTATACTTAGAAGTACAACACCAAGACCTCTTACAGCAACAATAGTATCTGTTATTGGATTTACTGGTGTTTCTCCAGGAGCTCAACAAATATTCTGTGAGGAGTGTGTAGCAAGTGGTGCAACAAGAGTTGTAATCTCAAACTGTCTTGATGGTTCTCAAGAGGTAATATGGGGTTCAAACTTATTTAATCCTGGTGATGTATCAAACATTAGTTTGGGTGGTGGTCAGTGTTATGAAATTTTAAGTGAAACAACTGACCCCGTAACAATTAATGAATTATTAAACTATGAACCTTCACCAACTTGTACAGATTGTCTTAACTGTGAACAAGTTTTAATATCTATACAACTTTTAGCTGGTTGTCTTTATACAGAAATTTTTTCTGAATTTGTTTCAAGCCAGTACGTTCCTTTTGGGACAGTAATTTATTATGAAGATGAATGTTATCAAGTTATGGATGTTTCACCTGTTGACCCATTTTCAGGTAATACAACATATATAAGTTTTCCATCATTTGATGTATGTCAAGATTGTATAGATGCAAGTTTCCAAAGATGGGCGGCAACATCTTGTAATCAAAATAATCGTTGGGATATTATAACTCTAACAGGTACAACTTCTTATGTTCCAGGTCAAATTGTCCAAGTTCAACGAAACGGTTCAGAATTTACTTGTTATACTTTACAATTTATTTGGACTGGTCCTAGTGATAATGTATTCCCAAATACACTTAACTATTATTACTCACTAACTCAAACACCGTTCAATACTTGTGCAGAATGTTCATCAGGTAGTACCGTAGGTATAACAATTATTGACTGTGATTATGCATCAGCTTCTTATATTACAGTGTCATTATATGATTACTTAAGATTAACGGGTGGCGATAGTAATCCTGCAACTCCAGTTTTACAATATGATGGAAAATGTCATTTATTATTAAATCAATGTCCAATTGATAATACATATCCACTTGTAACTTCAAATTTATATAATAACTGTATTGAGTGTTCAGAAGATTTAAATGTTACAAGATATAGTGGAACAACATGTTTTTCACAAGAAACAATTATTATCGGATATAATGAAACAAATATTTTAACACCAGGTGACATTGTAATAACTAATCGTGGAACTTGTGTAACAATATCAGGTGAGACAAGTGAAATAAATACCGAAGGAACAATTACAACAACAGGATTAACTTCTTGTTATGAGTGTTATTTAAATGATGACCCTAATTATCAAGTATTTTTCCAACAATGTTTAAGTGGTGAAATATATTTTATTCCATTAAGTTCCATAGGATTTTTACCAACACTTGGTGAAGTCTATTTCTTAGATTTTACATATGGTAAAGAACCAATACTACATCAAACTTGTTTTACTGTAATTGGTTTACAACCTCAACGACCTGATGAGTCTATGTCATTTAATTCAATATCATTACCATATGTTGATTGTTCAGAATGTTTCACAAACAACTTGATAAGATTTTTAGTTGAGGATTGTGTATCAGGAGATATACACGTTGTTGGTTATCCGTCATCATCAGGTGTTGACGGTTTGGTAACTTACACACCAATTGGTGAGGTTGACCAATATTGTGGATATATTAGAGGTATTACCGAATCTGACCCTATAGATTCATCACTAATCACCATACTTGGTAACGTTGTGTGTGAGGATTGTTTATCTGCTGTGGCTAAGAAAAGAATATTAACAAACTGTCTTAACGGAAACCAAGAAGTAGTGTGGGGTTCTTTGTTATTTGCTGAAGGTAACATTACACACATTCAAACGGGTGAAGGTTGTTATGAAGTTGGTCCTGAAACTGACCAAGAGGTAACACTTAATGAATTCTTGGATTTTGATAATTATCCATCATGTCAGGAGTGTATTCAATGTAATGGAGTTCATTACTTCTGGTCCGCATGTACACCATCATTAGATATTATAAATACATCTATTAAAACTAGTTATGGTAGTCCAAGATTTTTACAATTTGACCAAACAAATAATATAATTTGGTTTACCATTAATAATGATACAAATATTGTAAAATATAATGTACTTACAAATACAATCATAACAGTTTATGGTGTTGTATTTCAAGTTCAGAATTTTTTCTTTTTACATCCATCAAATGGATTTATTTATTATTGTAATAGTAATAACTTATGGAAATTTAATACAACAACGGGAGTAAATACTTTAATATATTCATCACCTTATGCTGGTACTTTTCATTCTTATTTTTATGATAGTATAACAAATTACATATGGTTAACAAATTTCTTATCTTCATGGGTATTAGTTTTAAATTTAACCACAGAGACTTTGGTTTCACCAATTAATCTTCCATCACCTTATCCATCAGGTATTGTACTTAACACAAGTAGTGATAAAATATATGTTTCGGACTATTATTCTGGTTGGTATTATATAATTAATAGAACAACTTTTAATATTGAAAGTACATATTATAGTTCTATGAATTATTCTCAAAAAATGTTCTACGATAATGGAACAAATAGAATTTTTGGAAATGGTCGTTTTATTGATTGTAATATTAATCAATTATTTTATGTTAATACTAACATACAATATGATGTTATAAAAGACCCAATCTCTGGAAAACTAATAGTTCCTAATGGTGGAATTTATATTTTTGACCCAGTATATCTAACACTATCTCAAGTACAAACTCCAATACCTAATGGAAGTTATCAATTTGTTCAATATAATTCAGTGACAAATGAATATTATTTCTCAACACAGTGGGGTGGTAGTATTGTAAGTGTAACATTTGGTGACGTATATAGATTGGGTGAAATTGATTCTTATCAATACGCATCTCTTAATTCATACTTCTACCATCCAAAAAATGGTTGTAGTGTAATATATGACATCCTACCATCATCAGGTATTACCTCACATAATTTCTATAGTTTTGAAACTTTTGAGACGTGCGAAGATTGTACAAATGTGGGGTTTGATGTGTGGGAATCGTATAACTGTGTTACAGATAAATTCTCATATGTGGTAACAAACTCAGGAGTTTACAACTCAGGTGATTTAGTAAATGTTAAATGGGGTGAAACTGATTTTGTTTGTTTTACGTTAAATTATAAAATACCACAATCAGAATATCAGTATATCAATCTAAATAGAGATTTCTATTTCGCAGATTCTGTAGTTAAACCAAGTTGTGAAAACTGTTCTGACGGGGTTAGTGTATCGATATCAATTATCGATTGTGGTAATCAAAACAGTATGTTTGTTAATGTGTCTTTATCATTATGGTTTATCCTAACTGGTTATAACGACACCATTCCAAGACCTGTTTTCTTATTTGGTGATACTTGTTATAGAGTATTAAATGAATGTCCATTTAGTCCTGACCATTACCCAATTAATCCAACTTACATTTATTATAACTGTGAAAGTTGTGGTGACCCATTGGAAGCAAATTCTGAGACCGTACTTTGTTTACAAAATTGTTCAGGAGGTACATACACAGTATCCGTTAACCATCCTTATTGGACAAATCAATACGGTCAAGCCGTTATACAAAATAATGCTGTTGGTTTGGGAGGACAAACTGGATATAATGGATAAAACATATATTTATAAATAAAAAATATGGCATACCCGTTTATATATAGTGGAACAAGTTGTTTTAATAATCAAATAGGAACAATTGGAAGTGATATTCCATTAACCATTGGTGGTGTTTATGCTACAGATGATTCTACAGTTCCTTGCGTTACCGTTTTAGGATTATACACTGGTGAAGGTAAATTTGGTAGTTTTGGTATCGGAACTAATGATAAAATTAATGGTAGTACTGTTACTCCAATACCTTACTCATCAATAACGACAGGTGATTTAACATTATATGACCAAAATAGTATTGGGTTTGATAACATAGAATGGGATTTCCCAAATCCTTTTGGTAATTTTTATTTTTTCACACAGAATACTCCACAAATATATGTTTTATCAAATGGTATTTTAAATTTTGATAGTTATTATGATGGTTGTTGTTTTTACCAAAATTATCCTGGTAACTCTCTTTCTCCTGAATTTGGTCAAAAAGGTATTTTTATATCGGAATATGGTGATGTTGATAACGATAATGACGCATTAATATATTCAATATATACAGGTTATACAAACAGTAATCAAAATTTTGTAATACAACTTCAAGGTACTTATTTAAATGATTTTACATTACCATTTGGTTCTGAAAATTTAGTATATAGTTATATTTTTCATAACAGTAATCAAAATATTGTTGACTTAGTAATACAATATAATCCTCATGGTGGTTTGGTAAGACCATTAGGTGGTGTTGGTTCTCCTGTTTCATTAAATTATTCATCAACATTTTCAGGAACATCAGGTACCGCATTTAGAATAAATGCAAATACAGGATATGATAGTTGTCTTTCTTGTATGCAAGGTTATAGTACAGGAGCGTACTTATTAAGAGATTGTATCACAGGAGAAGGGTTTTGGGTACCAATGTTAATATTTGATTTTGTACCAATTCAAAATAATGTTTATTACTTGAATATCGTATTTACTTCCGACAGAAAAGAATACATATATAAGGGATGTTATATTTTTCAAGATGTAAGAACTGATTATTACAAATTAAGTGAAACATTTCTTATAACTTTAGAAGTTCAAACATACGAAGTATCAACAAGTTACGGAGACACTAAATTTACAGATGGTTGTACAAGTTGTTTAACAGAACACACACCAATATGGTTAGTTTATGGTTGTGATGGATTAAATTATTATATTCCAATAATTGATACTTATAATGGTGAAATTATTACATTTATACCTTTTGGTGAAGTTGACTTATTCTGTGGTCAAGTAATTGAAGTTAGTAATGTACCATTTGCAACCGCAACATTAATATCACAAGGTGGATTTAATGATTGTACAGAGTGTCAAACAAACTCTCAAGTTAAAAGAAAAATCATAAACTGTCTTGACGGTTCAGAAGAAGTAGTGTGGGGTTCAGTATTATTTGGACAAGGAGATGTTACAAACTTAAACTTCAACAATAGTTGTTGGCAAGTGGGTCCTGAAACAGAAGAATCTGTTACCATCAATGAATTCTTAGATTACGAACCATCACCAACATGTCAAGATTGTATTCAATGTAATGGTGTTATTTACTTGTTAGAATCATGTCCACCAGAACAAAGGTGGTATGTCCAATCTTATAGTTATGTCCCTTTTGGTACTGTAATATTTCATCCTATTTATGGTTGTACAACTGTAATAGATATTCAACCAGGTTCAGGATATAGCACAAGTGCATTATACAGTTTCTTCTCATTTGAGACATGTGAAGATTGTCAATCAGCGAACATTGACACATGGTGGGGTCAAGAATGTATTGGTGGAGAGTGGGAAAAAATTGCAACAACTGGAAGTACATTCTATGAAGGTGACATTGTTAAAGCCCATTACGGTAATACAGATTATCTATGTTACAGATTAAGTGGTGATACAGGTCGTGTTGAACCAACAGATATAGATTTTTACTATACTCCTGATACAGTACCTTACGTTGACTGTACAACATGTCAAGAAAATAGCACAATAGCAATATCAATTATTACTTGTGATAACAAACAACAACAATATGTTAATGTTGATTTAGAATTATATATTGAAATGACAGGATTATTTAATACGTATAACTATACACCTGTTATTTTAATTGATGGAACATGTTGGAGACTATTAACGTCATGTCCAATAGAAAATAACTATTTACGTGTTAATCCTGGTAATAGATATCTTAACTGTACATTATGTTCATTACCTATCGAAGTTGGAAATGAAACGATTGTTTGTTTTGAAGATTGTAGTGGTACAACTTATACCTCAACAGTTAATCACGCTACTTGGACCGACCAATTTGGTAAAGCAATTTCTTTATTAGACTCAATTCAATTGGGTGGAACCGATGGATATTACGCATAATTTATTTATCGTAATATTTATTATAAAACAAAGAAATGGCTCTATATTTTAAGGTTGATACATCATTAGGTTTATCTACACAAGTATTTTCTGATAACTCAACTACGGTTGATTGGGGTGATGGTTCACCACTTTCAAGTGGTTCAGGTATGTTTTACCATACTTATGTAAGTTCAAACATCTATACAGTTACTCTCACACCTAACAATGGTATTTTTTATTTTTTTAATCCAACTATTGAAATCACATGTACTTCAAATAATGTTAAAAGAATAGTTAATTTTGGTAACACTTTAACAGGATTAACAATTAATAATTGTGTTAATTTACTTATTTTAGAAAGTACTAGTACCACAAATCTTTATCTTAGCCCTTCATTTGATTTATCAACATCAACCTCGTTAAATGGTGTGAGTTTAACAGGATTAATGACTGACCTTGAAATATCCAATTCTAATATTACTGGTATTAGTCTTCAAGGTTATTTTAATACTTTAATTTTAACTGGATGTACTAATTTAAGAAGTTTAAGTTTGTATAGTAGTCCAAACATAAAAGATTTAGATTTATCAACATTAAGTTTAGTATATGGTTTGAATTTAAGCAATTTATTAAGTTTGTCAGGATGCACATTTCCAAATCCTTGGACACCTCCACCAAGTAGTTATAATAATATTCAGATTTATAATAATGACAAAATTAAAAATTTAAATTTAAACGGGTTAACATATACTTTGGGGGGAATTAGTTTATATATAACAAATAATAATGGCTTAGAAACTTTACTAATATCTAATTTTAAAACCTATCAATTTACTTGTCAAAGTAATAATAATTTAAAATCAATAATGGTTAGTGGATTAGATGCTGATTATTTTTATATACAATCTAATAATAATTTAGAATCACTAACATTTAGCAACCTACTTATAAATTATCAAAGTAATACTTATGATAATTATAGTTTAAAATCTATTATTGGTGATTTAATTCCTTCGTCCACTCCATTCTACATTTATAATTGTACCTTATTAGAAACATTTGACGTTTCTAACTATAGTGGAAATTATATTAACATAAACAATTCTAATTTAAATTATTTAAATTTACCAAATAACAACATCTTAGAATATAATATACCAAATAATAATATTAGTTCTTATAATTATATTAATTTTTCAACAGTTGAACGCATTTATTTAAATAACAATTCAATTGGTTCTTCAGTATTTACAAGTTTATTAGAAGCAGGTTATTTGTCAGGTGCGGTTAATGTATTTCTTGATATTCAAGAACAAGAGCCAAATTTTAATCCATCTCAAAATGCATTATCATTCATCAACTTATTAACAAATACAAGAGGATGGACAATCTTATATACACCTGATACATTTCCAACATACGCAGGACAACTTGATACAACGTTTAATGAAGGAAATTATGGGCCTTATGATATGGTTTTTATTATTAAAAAACAAACCGATGGAAAAATATTAATCGGAGGTCGTTTTGAAAATTACAATAATGAAGATGCCGGTTATATTAAGAGATTAAATCCTGATGGAACAATAGATAACACTTTCTTTTCAGGTTATACTTTTGATGATGTTGTCCAAGCAATTGAATTACAAGGTGATAAAATATTGGTGGGTGGTGTTTTTCAATATTATGACCCTCAGGATTCAAATATTCAAACCAGATACATGGCAAGACTTAACTCTGACGGAACATTAGATGGTACTTTCCCAACAGGAAATACTTTTAATGGTCAAGTTCGTGTAATTACATTACAACCTGATGGTAAGATATTAGTAGGAGGAAATTTTAGTGGATACAATGATGGTACAGGAAATGTTGCTTCAAGAGGTTTAATTAGATTAAATTCTGACGGTACAGTAGATACTTCTTTTAATGTTGGTACCGGTTTTGAGAATAACCAAAATGGTAATGTTTATTCTATAATAGTACAAGACGATGGTAAAATAGTTGTCGGTGGATGGTTTACAGTATATAATGGTAATACCGCAGAAAGAATTGTCAGATTAAACCCTGACGGTTCAAATGATTTTACAATGGGTGACCCAGGATTTAATAACCGTGTTTCAAGAATAATACAACAACCTGATGGTAAATTCCTATGTGTTGGATGGTTTAGTGAATATTCAGGTAATTCATATAACCATATTATAAGATTTAACACTGACGGAACCGTTGACACAACATTCCAAGATAATAATATAGATTGGGGTTATATACAAGCAATTGAAATACTTGACACAGGAAAAATTTTAATTGGTGGTTATTATGACTCAGGTTATGTGAATTTTAACATGTTAAACTCAGATGGAAGCATTAGTGATGATTTGAATATTGTGGGAGGATTTAATGGTCAAGTAAACTATATACTTCAACAAGACCATTATAAAGTTTTAGTTGGAGGTTGGTTTAATCAGTATCAAGGATATGATGTTAACTATTTAGCAAGACTTTGGTTATACGACCCATTCAACATTCCAATAAGTGCAGGAACTGAAGTATTTATATGTGACATAGATTGTAGCGGTGGTACAGTAACAACAAGTGTTGAACACCCTTATTGGACAAACCTATACGGTCAAGCAGTAATACAACAAGACGCAATAGCCTTAGGAGGTAATAACGGATATAATAGTTAAAAAATATGAACAACTTAGATTTAAAAATTAAAAAAATTCTTAAAGAACAATCAGACAGATATATGTTCTTTTCAAACCTTGAACAGATGAGAAGACAATGTGACCTTCTATTGGATTTAGAAAGAGACATGGTTGATTCCATCTTGGATAACGGACACGATTGGGCACAAGACCACGTTGCTGAATCTAAAAATAATCTTGACCAAGTATTTGATTTCTTAATGAATGAAACCAAAAGAGACGGTATGGAATTATCAATGGATGTTGATGATAAAGATATGGTCATGATGGAAGGAAGAAAAAAAGCGGGAACAAAATTATGTGCTCGTGGTAAGTCAGCTGCTAAGGCAAAATTTAAAGTTTGGCCCTCAGCTTATGGAAATGGGTTCGCCGTTCAAGTATGTCAGGGTAGAATGAAAGGTTTAGATGGTAAGAAAAGGTGTTCTCCACCTTACTGTTAATATTAAAAGGACTTTAAGTCCTTTTTTTTTAAAAAAAATTTTGATACTATTTCTTTTTTTATATATCTTTGTGACAAATAAAGAATAAATGAGATTCATAAAAAGATTAGTAGCACGTTACAAGATTTACTTACGAAAGTTAAATCGTCGCAACACGTATGACACAGAGAAACATGGTTTCAATGCAAAACAGTGTTCATATATCTGTAGAAAATTAATTCATGACCAAAACTCTGAATTACTATTCGCACCAATTTCATATAAGATTTACATCAAGAATGAAGAACACGGTATCTTCATTACTATGGAAGGTGGAGAAGTAACAATCACAAACCACACATACAGTTACTTCATTAAATTGAATAACGAACAGTGGATTAAACTCGAGAAATATTTCTTCAAGGAAATGGAAGCAAGAGCCATGAGAATGGAAAACGATTTGGAGTTTCATATCAAGCATTCACTTGACACTATTTATAATAAGATTAACCAACCAACAATTTTATCATGAACATCCGTAAATACCAATTAATTGTTTTGTTAGCATTGGCTGTTCTATCAGCTCTTGTATCATCTTGTAATACACAAAAAGAGTGTTGTAAGAAAACTGATAAAAAGTGTGAAATGAAATAATTAAGAATTCTTAATTAAGTTGACAATCATCTCAAGTTGAGATTCGGTAATAGTAACATTTTTCTTTTTAGGTTTATAAGAAACCATTTTTGGAGCATTTCCTGTACCTGATTTAGAATGTGTTTTTTCAGCCTTTCTTTTTTGTTGACACGCTGAACGTTTTTCAGAATCAGACATCTTGCTTGCAACACCCGCAGCACGACATTTAGGATATCCCTTGTCAGAGGCTTCAGGTCTTCCACATGGTGGATGTTTACCGTTTTCATCTTTACGACAAATATTAACCCAAGGACCTTTTGGTTGACTACTTCCTTTTGGTTTCTTTTTAGTTCCAAACCATACCGCCAAATCTTCACTAATAAAAGGTTTAGAAATATCTGTTTTAATTTTTTTATTATTAAATTTAGGATTTATATTATCCCCATCATCATCGTTTTGAATAGGATGTTTCTTTTTATATTTTGATATTTTTTCTGCCTTATCTTCCAATTTTTTAATTTCTTTTTTTGGAGTACTCATTGTACCGTCATAACTATCGTATTCCAATTCAGCATCAATATACTTAGACACCTCATCTGTGAATGGAGCAAGTTGTGATTTATCAAAGAGTTTAACACCTGGTTGAACAGGTAATACATACGAACCTCTTCCTCCACCACTTGTTCCCGTCGCCTCTTTTAAAACTCGTTTGATTATCTTGTCTAAATTCTTTATCATTATACTTGGATAAGTTATTATTATATAAATATTTCATTTCATGGAAAATACATTCGCAAAACTTTTTGGAACAATTAACCTACACACACCTGAACAATTTGAGGTGATGTTACTATCATTAGATAAACCAAACGCACAATACCTATTACTCGAAGCGGTATCCCACGCATATAGAGCTGGAGCATATTCATTAATCGAAGCTGAGGTAATATCAAAATCAATAAGAATTTTAACAGAAAAGGACCATGCAGGACAAGATAAAGATAGCTCTGATATCTCATGATGGAAAGAAGGCCGATATGGTCTCATTCGTCATGAAACGACTTGATTTCTTTACATCAGAGAACGTTGAAGTAATTGCAACAGGTACAACAGGTAAACACCTGATACATGCGGGATTACAGAAGGTTCAAAGGATGTTAAGTGGTCCAATGGGTGGTGATGCCCAAATAGCATCTTTAATAACAGAAAAAAGGGTCGATATGGTTATTTTCTTTATCGACCCTTTAGAAGTTCATCCACATCAAGTGGATGTTAGTATGTTATTAAGAATTTGTAACGTTCATGATATACCACTTGCAACAAATTATTCTACCGCAAGTAAGTTAATCGAATCCTTGTTATAATTAAGAAACATCAAGACCATCGTTACCCATCGGATAAATTTTTCCAGGGATTCTACCGTCACCTTCTTTAGGGGTTCCATCATTTCCTGATTTTATTTTTGGCATATTTTCCATATTACCCGACTTTTTCATTGTTGCGGTACAAAAAACTGACCCACCTACTTCAATATTTATTGAATGTCCAGTTTTAATTGTTGATTTTATCTCTCCGAGATTAATTAATTTAATATTACCTTCCAAACTTACAGAAGTACCTCCCCCAACATTTGAAGGGTCTTCTTGTCTCATCTTTGATGTACAATCTGTGTCAACAATATCAATCTTACAAAATGGTGAAAGTAGTGTCCTTTGACCATTTTTTAACTGAGTTTGACCAGGTAAAAATAAAAGTTGTCTATTTTCAGGTGAAACAGTACCATTGGTTTTTAATATGAAACTAGTACCAAAAGTATCAAGAGATACAGACGTATCCGTAGGTGAAATACAATCTCTAATAATTGTTGGCATATTTTCCATATTATTATTTGTATTACCACCTGTAACAACACCTCGTTTTTGTTTTAACGATGTTAATGCACTTAAAATAGCTCCACAAGTATACTTACCAAATTTACCATCAGCCTTAGTCGGACCTAATAATTCAGCAAATCCAAGTTTTATGAGTTTAAGTTGTATATCCATAATACTTGGAGTTACCACTTGTTCATTCAAAAAATTCTTATATGAATTATGTTTGTTAAGAATTTCTCTTTTTTCACTTTCCGATAATATAAAGTTATATCCCATTTTTTTAAATTTTTAAAGTTCAGTAATATCAATAGATGGTAAAAATTTAGGTTTTTCAATTACCGCAACTTCGTCTTTTGTAACTGTTAAAGATTTTTCCAACTCATTAAGTTGATTCATTATTTCAATTAAAGTATTTGCGTCCATTGACCCACTCACATTAAATGACGGGTTTAACTCTTTTAATAAATTTTGTACTTTATTTATACAAACAGTATTATTACTTCCTTTTCGTCTTGGTTTTGGTTTTGGGTTTTGAGGTTTGTCTCCCCCATTATTACCATCTCCGGTGTTCCAATCATTACCACCATTATTTCCATTATTACCATCTCCGGAATTCCATTCTCCTCCACTTAAATCATATTCATGTAATCTATTTTTCATATTATCTATTAGATATTGTTATTTTATTTCCGTTACAAACAATTTTAGCTGGAGTACCATTATTTGTCACATCGGCCAATGTTTTTTGTTCTCTTAAATATCCATCGAAATACATTTGAATAACCACACCATCCGGAGCGTTAAGTAAAATATAATCATATTTTCCATTGTTATAAACTTGTCTAGTATTAACTCTATTTTGTGCAAAAACACAAGGGAAAGTTTCTTTGAAAAACTCAAGAGTGTGAGCCAAACCACCAGGAATCATATACTTATCACCTGAATCAACATTAGGAGCTTCTTCAGGAGTTGTTACAACAGGTGCCGGAGCAGGTGCGGGTGCAGGAGCCGTCGCTTCTTTTGATATTTTATCTGATTTATCTACCGCCGCTTGAAACGCTTTAGCAATTCCACCCCATCCACACTCTTCATCATCCATTTGAGTGTCATTATCAATATCTTCATAAAAACCATCACCTGGATGTACTGAATCATATGTAAATATCATCTGACATAAATCAGCATATGTAAATTGTTCTCTTATATACGCATTTGCCTGTTTAATTTTATCACAATCTGTTGACGGAACATAAGCAATTTCATATTCAATTGCGTCATTATACAGGTCAGCAACTATTCTATGCATATTTGAGTCGACGTTTTTTCTATCTAAATTATTGTCTCTAGTATAACAACCCGACACAATATTTTTAACTTTATCGGCCAAAGCTCCCTCAGTCAAAATATTTTTTCCTGAAACCTTTTCATAGTTTTCTTTAAGGGTAACACCCGAATCAAATTTCATCAACAAAAGTTGACGTTTTAATAAATCATTAACATTTTCCATTTAATTATGTTTTTAAATAAATATCTCCCATATCAAAAAAAATTGAGGTCATTAACCCCAAAATTTATTTAATTAAGAATTTTTTCATACTCATTTTTACTTAAAATAATGTAAGTCCCCCTATATTCACCGTGAACCTCAGAAACATTTTCATCAATCTTTTTAAAATCAGGAACAGACATGTTCAAATCATAAACATTTTTATCATTAGAGAAGCGAAATTTAACTTTTTTTACCATAAAGAAGAGGGATTTATCATTGATAAATATGGTAAAAATTAAATGTTTTTAAATATATTAATTAATTTTTACAATACTTTTTCGATTAATATACGTATCATCAACATCATCATCTAAAATATCAGTATCCCTACTTATTGAATCCCAATAGTCAAATTCACCCTCCCTTGACATGAAATCAACAACAGGTTCAATATCGTCATGATAAGTACCCATCTCATGAGTATACGTATTCAACCTCCATTCTGTTCGTTTCTCAATATAGTCAAATTTAAAAAGATTAAACTCAGGTCTTAAAAGTTTTACATCCTTATCATTACTCAAAATATCAGGATTTATTTCCAAAATTTTTGACATGTAATCAATGTCAATGTGTTTCATAGTATCACCAAATAACTTAACAGAAACTTCATCACACACCCTAATAAATTTTCTATCATCTAAATCATGTTCTTCAGTCTTCTTAAGAATTTCTTTACAGATTAAAATAATAATCCTGTCAGATACGTTTTCTAAATGTGATTTATCTTTCATTTTTTTCTATATTGGTCAAATATCTGCAATAAAGCATTTATAGTTTCAGGACCAACCATACCGTCCTTCTTGATATTCTTCTTATACGTATTAATCAAAATATCCTGAAGCTCCTCACCCTCTTTAGTATAAGAAAACGAACCCTTTGTAGTAGTTGAAGGTGTTACAGAAGTTTTATTTGAATCAACTTTTACTTCAGGTTGCAAATAAACTAACTTATTATCTACGAATGTCCATCCACCCTTAGCCGGGTCAAACTTAGATGTATCACAAGAAAAACTTTTACTAACATACTCATCCCACGACTGATGACCACAAGCTTGTGCTCTACCTAATTTTTCTTCAGGTGTATCCTCCTCATTAAGATATAATGATTTAATAGTTTTCTTTTCCGATTCAGTAACAATTAATCTTTTCACAAGCAATATCTATATCCATATAAATATCACAAAATTTTGTTTGATTTACGAATATTTTCATCACCCCACATAGGTTGTAAATTACTCAATGACCAACATCTCATAAACTCATCATCACCAATCTCATGTATATCATGAACAGAAATAGGTATCACATGGTCAACATGCCATTGACCATAGTTATCCCACGTCATACCATCAGTAAATTGTTTCTCCAAATGATTGATTAATTCCTCAGGTGTGTACTTAAGAACCTCAAAGTAATGACCGTTCTTATCCACATTATTCTCCTTCAACACCTGATATATCGCAGTCCTGAAATTTGAAATTAACTTATAGATGGGGTCATTATCCTTACGAGTTCTTTCGTAGTTTCTTTTATTCTCCCTATGTTTGTCTATGTTTTTTTCCCTCCATTCCTTGTGGTAGGTATTTAAATGTTCACGATTTTTTTCTGACCAAGTTTTATGTTTGTCAGACAGATAATCTTTATTACTATCTCTCCATTTTTTATCAGCAACCTTTTTACCCCCTGTAAATCTTCTCCCTGATTGGGACATAACCACATTATTCTCTTTCAGTATTCTTAAAATAGTTGGTTTACTTAAACCAGTTTTTAATGAAATAGTATGAGAACCTAATAGTTCCTCATTATACATTCTTAATATATTAGATAGTTCTTCATCAGTTGGAATATACTTCTTCATAATATACAAATATAATAATTAAAATAAAAAAAGGTCAGATTTCTCTGACCTTTTTTATGTATTATCTAAGATTTAGATTATCTCAACTCTCTTAAATCGAATGTACGAACACCATCAACAGTGATACGTCCGTAGAAGCGATTGTTCACCATCTTCTTCGCGTAACGTGTCATGATACCTTTGATAGGTGTGAAGTTGAACGGATTGTACATAGTTGGAGTTAATTGAAGTGGTACATACGGTGCGTAGATGTAACCAGTGTCAAGTAACGATGTACCTTTATGACCAACCAATACAGTGTTTGGTGGGAAGTATGGGTCACGATAAACTTGGTAACGACCAGCTAAAGTACCTACTCTTTCAATACCCATGTTATATTGGTCTTGCTCAGGAGATGCGTTAGATACGTGGAAGTATTCTAAGTCATCAAAGATAGCTGAAACTTCAGAAGAAACAACAATCCAGTTAGCTCCACCACGAAGAGTTGACTTGTGGATTTGTGCAGATAATTGGTTGATTGCTGTAATCAAAGTTTGGTTCCAGTCTTTCTGAGTGTAAGAAGTTGTGTTTGACAGTCTTCTCCATCCGTTGTAGTCCCAACGTAAGTTCCAAGCCGCACCTTTACGTAAATCACGAAGGATTTCACGGTCAATTTCAGCTGCAACTTGTTCAGACAATAATGCTGTTAATTCAGCTTCAGCGTCGATGTTGTGGAATGCCGCAACGTCTTGAGCTAATTCAGGAGACCATTGTGCTCTTAACTTTCTTTCAGTAACAGTAACAGTTACAGATTGAAGGTCGAAAGAAACTTCACCAATTTTGTCTTCGAATTCTAATTCTTCGTAACGTCTGAACGCTGCTCCGAAAGAAGTACCTGAAGTGATACCAGTGATAGTAGTTCCTGTGTAACCGTCGATAGTGTCAGCTCCACAAGTAGGACAAGCTGGACAAGAAAGGTCTACTTCAAGATAGATACAACCATTCACGTCACAAACGTTGTTATAATAACCACCGTTACCTGAACCAGCGAAAGCTGCTTGAGATTGGTTGTAGTTAGGAGTAACAATTCCTTGACCATATTTTTGAGTTACAACTCTGAACAATAGAGGACCAGAAGAAACTGAACATGGAGATGTTGCAGAAACTTTCAATCCTGATTGTGCGTAAACGATAAGGTCAGACAAGAAAGATTCTGTGTCATACTCGTTACCGTCAGGACCAATCATTTTACCAACACCTGTGTTAGCAAAACCACACATTCTCAACAATACTTTTCTCTTGTTACCGATGTAATCAGCGTCATCACTTGCAGCTGCGGGTAATAACAAACCGTTAACCCATTTAACAACAGTAGTTTGAGCTGTGATAGCTTCCCAACGACCTTTAGAGTAGTCAAACAATCCAGGAGGGTCAAGAGCTGCTTCGTTTCCTTCGTAGAATAAATCGTAAAGGTTTTTAGCGTATGCTCCAGCACCTGTGTAACCTGCTTGTGGGTCACTCTTGTAGTTTCCTGGAGAACCGATTGGAGCGTAGTGCTCACCTGAACCACCTTGGAAAGTTGAAGAGTTATAAGTAGCTCCTGAATATCCTTGAATCTTAGGTACGAAGTAGAACAATTTACCGATTGGTAAGTTCATAGCTTGTACAGAAACGATTTCGTTTGCTAACAATTTAGAGAATACACGTCTAACGATTGGGAATACAACAGTTTCGAAAGAACCTGAAGACCCGTCAGACGTAGCTTCGTTAATCAAATGTGACGCTTGGTTTTCATACAATTGTGCAACATTTTCTTTTAGGTGGCCTTTAAGACCTTCAAGGAACCCTAATTTGTCCCATTTGCTGATAGTATCTTCTTTGATAACTTTAAGGTGTTTTAACCCGATGTTACCAACAAGACCTGATTCTAATAATGCTCCCATTTTTTTTTGGTTGTTTTATTTTTTAGTTTATTTTTTATTTTAATTTTGACATCAAATCTTTCATTCTCATAAATTGAGGATTCTCGTAAGTTTTAGACTCAATCAAGTTAACTGCTGAACCTGTGTTTTGAACGTTTTCAATTTTACGTTCAATTGATTCGTTCATTGGTTGACTTGTTTTAACTGAAAGTTCATCTTTGATTGTCTTGTACAAGTTTTTAGATTCTTTAAGAGACTCTACACCGTCAAATCTTTTCAAGATGTTAATTTTTTCTTGTTTAGATGTTGAGTGTTCAGTAAACAAACGAGTTGCGTAAGCTAGGTTTGAATTAAACACAGCTACTTCGTTTAGTTTGTTTCTGAATACGTTAAGTGCTTTTCTGTACTCTTCATTTTTCTCTCTAAGTACTTGTACTTCTTCACCGTACACGCTTTCTTTGATTGGGAATTCTAAATTTCTGTTAGGAGTGATTCCTTTTCTTAAACCACGACCTGATTTAGAACCGTTACCATAACTACGTGACGCTTCTTTTGTTTCCGCTTTTTTACCTTTAACGATTTTCATCTTACCATCAAGAGTCTCATCATCTTTGTATACGTCAACTTTTTTAGCTGAACCTGTACCCATAGTTGTGTTTGCTTTCTTTCTTTTTGGTACTTCGAATCCACCGTCCATATTTGGTTTTGTACTATATTTGAAACTTGACGCTTTACCTGTCTTAGGGGTTTTAGCCTTTTTAGATTCCATCATATAAGGGTCTTCTTCTTCAAATTGTTCAGAATCGTCACCTAAAGTGATTTCATACATAACTTCGTCACCCTCTTCCATATCTTCTTCGTCCATTTCAATTTCATAGAACATTTCACCATTTTTTTCATCTTTAGGTTCAGATGGCATACTCCATTTAGTTTTGTATGACGGCATATCATCAGGGATACCTAAATAATCATCTTCTTCTTCAGATGGTTCTTCATCGTTGAAAACAGAATTGATGATATCTTCAATAGAATCGTCAGAATCATCCATATCCATATTCTCTTCTGAGTCCATGTCCATTTCTTCTTCATCCATATCCCAAGTTTCCATCATATCTTCTTCTTTGTTCCATTCATCTTCTTCAGATTCTCCAACAATCATATATTCGTCTTCATTAGTTTTTAGGTTGATATTACCAGCATCGTCTTTTGTAACAATGATGTTATCATCAGGACCCATTAACTGAAATACACGAATGATTTCGTCGTTAGATTTTCCTCTTAAGTCAATTGGAGACGCCATGTCTTCAACTTCGTTATCTGTATCCATATCTTCTTCAGAATCTTCCATGTCCATATCCATAGACATTTCATCTTCATCGCCAGACATATCAACATCTGTGTCAATCTCTTCTTCTTCTTGTTCAGATAGAGATTCTTTTACTAATTCTTTAATTTCTTCCTTCATGGTTGAAGCAAGTATTTCTTTTGCGTTGTTAGCAACCGCTTCCTCAAGATTTTTCATCGAAAGGATAGCTTCTTCTACTAAAGATTTTTCTTTTGCCATTTTTAGTTGTTATTTTTATTTATATAAATATTGTTAATTTTAAAAAAAAATTAATTCTTACGTAATTGAGGTAAAATAATTTTTATTTTTTTGATAATTTTTGTCTTTCTAATTCAATTAGTTTATCAATTTCTGACTTTCTAAATTCTAAATTTTGAAGTCTTCTTTCACCCATTTTAAATAAATCATCTTCTAATGGTTTATTTCTATATTGTTTTGTTTTTGTTTTTCCTTCGAATTGAATGTTGGTCATGAGGAACGGTTCGTAGAATCTTGTCATGTTTGATTGTTCTTTTTTGATTCTACTTTTCTTGTTTGAGAAGGCAACATATTCATTTGTTTCTGTGTTCACGTAAAGAAATACCTGAACATTTTTTTCCGAATATTTTGTGTGGTCAAAACCGTATGATGATATTTCAAAGAAAGTGTCACCATCTCTATCAACAAAACTTGTTGCTTTTGTGAAAGGTTTAACTTGAACAAATATTTGTTGTCCATTTGTTTCAACCATAAGGTCCATACCTTTTTTTGTATCTCTAACATCACCTGAACAAAATCTCATAATGTTTGTACCTGAACCAAAAAAATCAGTTAGGATTTTGATTCCAAACAATTCATTCTGATTACCTTTATCAATTGTTGCTCTATTAAGATTTACAAGTTCTTCGGTATATTTCCCATTAAACAAATCATCTTTATTATCTGTAATAAAATCTATCAGATTATTATTTGTTATTTCTGTTCCGGGATTTTGTAATGTAAAAAGTTCTTTAATTTTATCTCTTACTTTTGTGTTGGTGTCAAAACGATTTAAGACCGACCAGTGGTCTACACCAGGAATATGTTCCCACACATATATAACACCTTCGTTAGTGTCACAGTTACCATCAGGATTTGGTAGTTTACCATATTTTGATAATGGTTTATATATCGCACGTAACATCTGACGGATGTGTTCTGCAACAGGGTCAGTTTTTTTCTTGAAATATTCTAATATTACTTGGTATTGTGTTTCTGAAACTGAAATTTTCATATCAAATAAATACTCGGTAAAACAAAAAAGGAGGGAAAACCCTCCTTTGATGTATTATTGAAAATTGTTGTATTATTCTATCACCTCATCAATTTTACTTTCAACAATGCATGTTATTCTCCAATCTTGTGAATAACTCTCATAAATTTTGGTTACTTTTGCTTCCACATCAGTTGGGTTGTAACCTCTAACCAACTTCTCTTCTTTTTGTTTTTTTACTTTACCTGATTCTGAATCTACAATATCAGTTGTAATTCTTGCTACGAAATATTTTTCATCCATTTCCATAAGTTTTTTTTTAAAAATATAATAAATAAAACTTATCTATCAAGGTATGCGGACAATTTTTTCATCAGTTCTTTTTGTTTGTCAATAGAATCTCCACTCATACCTGTTGTTCTTTCTGCTCTCATTTTGTTTTCTTCTTCTAAGTTTTCTTCAAAGTTGAATCTTTCATTAGGTTCTGAGAACAAATACGCTCCAGGTGTTGATGGTGAAGAAACAAGGTCAAAACAAATAAGTTCAAAGTCATCTTGTACTTCATTCTGTTCACCAACTTTTTTCAATGACCCTACACCACGAGAAGATATACCAAGAGTAACTCCTTGTCTTAAGTAGTTAGCCGCCAAATCACCTTTTGTTGAACAGATTCCTCTTTCGTGGAATCCTGGTGATGTTAACAATTTCAATTTACCCATTAATACTTTTCCGTCCCACCATACTTCAGTGATGATGTGTGAAACTCTATCTAAGTCAATTAATGACGATTCAGGGTGATTTAATTCAGATAGGGATGTTCCCTTCTCAATCAATTTTTTATAATTGTCAGCTTCTCTTTTTAATATTTTTTCAGGGTATAGTCTACCGTTTCTATTCGGAGTGTCATACTTTTGTAAAACTGCGTAAAATTCAAATGGTTTTGAGTGGTCTAAAAAATTTTTAGATTCTTTAATTATTTTATCATTACCGTTCTCTTTTGGATTGATATATCCCGCATCGTACTCGATAAGAATTCCTTTCCCAACTTGACCAGGTTTTATTATTTCTAAGTTCATTTCAATGGTTTATATAATAAATATTGAAAAGATTAACTTTGTGTCGTTATTGGTTTTGTTTTATTTGTTTTTGAATAGTGAAATGAAAAATATTTGTTACTTGAAAAATTATTTTTGAAGATACTTTTACAAATTTCTTTAAGAGAATCTTTAATTTCTTTTGATTTAAAATCTAAAGTTGAGTCTAACAAATATAAATTTACTTCTAAATTTAAAAATGATTTTTTTCCTTTTGATAATCCTGATGACCTTAAATCTAAATCAACAATAAATTTATTGTCATATATTTCCGTGTTTACCGACTCGTATACTGAATGTCTTATGGCTCTACTTAAGTTTGACACTACTCTTGTCCAATTCTCCAACTCTTCTTTTGGTTCAACCCATGTTTGAATGTTTAAATACATTGATTTTAATTCGAATGAATCTACTGTTCCGTAAATTGTTTTAGCTGTTTTAAAACCATGTATTTTTGAGGTTTTGCCTTTTTTCATTAATTTTCATTTTTCCTAAAGTTTATTTTTAAAAAAAATAGGTATAAATGTGGTGCAAGTCAAAATTTTTTTATATTTGCAGATATTTCTAAAATATGTTAATAGTTAAAATAGATAAAAACACACCATTAGAGAAAGCCTTAAAACAATTGAAAAATAAGGTAATTAAGACTCGTCAAAGTCAGGAATTAATTAACCGTAAAACTTTTGTTAAAAAATCTAGTAATCGTAGAAATCAAATCAACAAGGCAATTTACGCTCAGAAAATGAAAAACGAGAATTAAAGATTATCGTTTAAATCTGACAATTTAAAGTAATTAAGTTTGTCGTATTTTTCTGAACTAACCGTCTTAATCGTTTCATCAATTTTGGTGATAACTTCTGAATCTTTTTCAGATTCTTTAATTACGTTTAATTTTTTTACAACATTCTCTTTTAAACTATCAAATTTTACTTCCAATTCTTTCTCATCAATATTCAAAAATTTAATAAGTTCTTTTTGTTCAGTCTCATTTAAATTTTCAATATAATTTTTGATTGTATTGTTTGCAACATTAATCATTGAAGAAATTGGAATCTTAATAGGTTCTTTTCTACCAATAGGTTTTTTACTTAAAGATTCTTTAATAAGATTTTTACTTTTGATTTTATTTTCAATAGTAAGAACATTTTTTGAAAATAAATTATCAATATCTTCGTAATCATTTTTTGAATTGATATTCTTAACCCAACCTTTGATTTTTTCAATCGATTGCGGTTTAATTTTACTAATGGTGTTCTCATAAATTTTAGTACACTCATTAATATATTCTTCAAGAACTGATTCATTCAAACCTTGATTAGTTTTTAATTCATCATACAAGTAAAACAATTTACTTATGTTTGAATTTTCCAAAACTAATTTTTTGAATGTTTTCAATTCTTTTTGGAAAGTTTGATTAGAGTAAGATTCTAATAATCTTCTATCAACTTTTGATTTTAAAATACCGAATTTCATTTCTTTTTATTTATAAATATCAATCTCTTAATATTTTACTCAATTGTTCTTCAATCTCACCTAAATAATTTTTTCCTCTTGATAAATCAATGAAAGAATCATCGTCAATAAAACCTTCGGATTCTAAAAGAATATTGTAATTATCTTTTTTCTCACTTTCAGGTAATCCTCCTTCAGGTCCTCCCGCCGGTGGTGGTGTTGGTGCTCCTCCACCTAATTCACCTCCAGGTGGTGGTGGTGCAGCAGCTCCTGCAGATGCGGTACTACCTGATTTACTTCCATAAAGTTTGTCAACATTATCAAATATACCTGTATGAACAATGATTGTTGGGGTATTAGTTAATTCAGCTCCAACTGCCTTTTCAATACGTTGTTGTTGTAAATCAAGTTTAATTTCATCATCTGAGAATCCTAAAACATGTTTCTTAGCCCAAGAAACAGATACAGGTGCAATACCCTCAATTGCGGTAACAGCGTCTTTATATAGAAGTATTTTTTCTTTCCAAACATCAATTTTAAGTAAGTCGGCTTGTGTGGATGGATTTGTAAGACCTAAAGTAAAGTTATTTAACTCATCTTCAAATCCTAAAATAAATAAATGAACAATTGCAATTTTATTTAATTCTGCAATCATACATTTTTGAATTCTGTTAATTGTTCTAGCAAAACGAATATCTTGTAATGATAAGTTTTTACCATCACCAACTACTTCTTCAAATCCTAAAAATGCTTTAGGAACACGAAGAGCCGTTAATAATTTCTTTTGAATATATTCGATATCGGCAATCTCAGAAAGGTTCTGAGCTCCAGGTAAAGTATCAATAGGATTTGCCGCAGCCGCGTCACGAACAGGAATAAAGTAATCTTGGTCAACCGCCATTTGGTTGAATCTCATATCTACATTACCTGTGTTATTATCAACAACTTGAGACCTCTTAAACTTGTTTGCAACTCTTTGTACATACGGTTCAACGTCTTTATCATCCATGTTACCAACAAACACTTTAAACACCCTTCTTTCAGGTGCTCTTGATGTTCTGTAAATCAACATAGCATCTTCAGATAACAATAATTGTTTCCAAATACGACGAGCTTTCTCTAACATTGAAGTACCGTAAGGAAGTTTTCTATCATCACCTAACAATCTGAAGTGAGCCATTTCCCATGAATTAAATTCCATGTCTTTAGCTTTCCACTTAAATCTCAAACCTTTTTGTTCTTTTGGTTCATCAACATTTTGAGATTTTGCTGCCATACCTCTTTCAAGACGTTCAATCTCAATATTTGGTAATTGCATACATCCAACAACTCCTTTATCGGCATCCAATTTCAAGTAAACAAAGTTGTCACCATACTTACATGTGTTTCTTGTCCACATAGGTAAGTTGGTATTTAAATCTAATGCGTTGTTAAATAAATCTGCCAAGATTGATTTGATACGTTTAGATTCAGAATAAATCTGTAACATATAACCATTTTGGTCAACAGTTGTTGATTCTTCACCATAGATATCTAAAGCAGCAGATATCTCAGGAGTATATTCCATTGACTCATAGTCATAGAACGATGCCAATCTTGTTGGTTCATAATATACTGCTTGAGTATATAAATTACTTTCAATTTTAGTCCACTGGTTTGCTAAATAATACGTTTGTTGAGCTTGTAAAAGTTCTGTATCGTATTCTTGTTTAGAAGTGGTTTTTAATAATTCCTCTTTATCGTATTTGTAAGTCGGATAATCTTGATTCAGTAAAGAATTAGGCCCAAATGCTTGGGATAATTTTTGCCAAACCGTTAATTGATTATTTTGATTGTTTTCCATATTATAATTTTAATTCTAAATCTTTATATTTAAATATTTAAATAATATTTTAAGGTGGACATGTTCCCCAAACTGGTTTAGGTAAAACCCATGCTGGCGTACTTGTCGCAAAATTTGATGGTAATGAAGGTATTAATGTTACACACCACCCACTTAAATCTTGGTTAAATAATGTGTTAAGAAAAAACATACCATTCATATTGGTAACTCCTGATACATTCCAAGATGCAATACCTGAATCATTAAAATTATTACAATTTAAAAACATATTACCCATATATTGGACGTTTGAAACATCCCAACTACTTGAGTTATTTATTGTTGTTAATGAAGTACAACCATTAAACATTGAAGTTAAATCAGTTGTATTACCTAAAATAAGAGTATCAGTAACTCCAGATAATTTTAAATTTTGACATCCTGAAAACCAATAACCTTGTAAAGACGCTCCTTGAAGAGCAAAACTCCCCCATTGAATTATTTCAGTTAATTTAAGTTTATCCCCAACATTATTAATTGAACCAAATCCGACATTTGTCCCTAATATAGTTATTGTATAAACACCTGGTGATGAATACGTATGAGTTTTATTTGCAAAAGTATTAGCACTAATATTACCGTCACCCCAATCAATTGTACCATTATAAAGTCCAAAACTATCTAAAGGTAAAGATACTTGATTAGAACTTGATGACCCTGCTGAAGTTTTAGTAGTATCCCAAATACTAATAAATGGTATCGGTATAGGTGTTGACGAAGGTGTTGGTGTAGGTGTAGGTGTTTCAGTTGGTGTTACTGTAGGTGTTACAGTTGCCGTAGGTGTTATTGTCGGTGTTACAGTTATTGTTGGGGTTATCGTAGGGGTCGGAGTAACACTTGTTGACGGTAATGGTGTCGGTGTAGGAGTCGAACTTAATACCGGTTTTGGTGTTGATGAAGGTCTTGGTTCTCTATTAGTTTGTATGTTAACTTGAATCTTTTCAGACGGACTTAATTTAGCCGTGTATATACCTTGACCAGGGACACTTAACTTTGACCCCATGTAAATACTTTTTGTTCTTTTTCTTGATGAAAATCCCATTAGTCATAAATATTACCTAACTCCAAATAACCAACCGTATTTCATATAATCCTCTTTTGAGTAGCTATTCCTGCTAGATTGATTCATATTATCAGTAAGAGTTGGTATAACTGGATTGAATTCAATTTGTTTACTAACATTATCATTATTGGCAACACTCCATGAATCCAACATCGCCTTTGTTTGTTCTGTAACTCTTTTTAAACTTGTAAATGAAGATTCCGCAACATAACAAGCCATTGCTAGTGACATAATCAAGTCATCATGTTGTCCTTTTTGGTGGTCAGGTCGTCCATTAACATAAATAAATGTATTCATTTCATTGAACAATCTTGAACTATAAATTTTAAATTCATGTCTCAATGCCTCTTCAAACGACGCAATTATTTGAACACGTTTATTATTAAAATTGATTCCAGGAATTTTTTCAGTTGCCTTTGGGTCGTATTTCCATTTATTTGCTGTGTCAACACCATCAACGTATAAATCTTTATAACCCATTTCTTGTAATTTCCTTGACGTGGAAACACCCATACCACCTGTGATATCTATCACAATAAAACAAGAATACATATTAGCCCATTTATAACATATCTCAGCCATAGTGTCAGGAGGTAGTTTTCCAACAAATTCCGCAACCTGTTCTCTTTCATCAAAATCAATTATTTGAAAAGAACTAAAGTCCTCACTATCTCCCCTTGAAACGTCAACTCCCATAACATACTTGTGACCTAATACAGGTTCCTTCCATATCCATAATGAATTTCCCATCATCTTGTTTTGTGGTTCACGAATCATATTTTCTCTAATATTTTGCATCATATTAGAATCAAACACGTTATCACCCGAACCTAAGAAATTACACTCCAACTCCTGAGAAACCTTACGTTTGTCGTACTTAAGTTTTTTAACCATACTTTCAAACCAAGCCGAACATGGTTTGTAACCGTCCTCAATAATTTTTTTTAAATCATCATAGTTTCTATCGGAAAATTGTATTGGTTCCCAACTAATAATATCATTAAGAGGATATTCTTCTTTGTTTAAAAGATAATGAATTATATCTTTTGTTTTTACCAAATATAAATCTCTTGTATATCTTGGGTCACGATACCAATACATTTCAGAAATTTTGAAGTCATTCATATTTCTGTTTGCTTGGTCATAGATTTCATAATAAATTGGGTCATACCCATTTGGTGTTGATACAACTATTACTTTACCACCCGTAGATAGGGACGCCATACAAGCCGCCCAAAAATCACTATCAGCCTCAATAAAGGCAGCCTCGTCAAAAATCAATATGGTCGGAGTGAAACCTCTCAAGGCATCTTTAGATGTTGCAACCGCCTTAACTTCACATCCATTATTTAATTTATAATGTTTTTGTGAATTTTTTTCAGCTGCAAAATCAATACCAACCCAATCGGGCCATTGACCAATAAATGCTCTGATTTTGTTTGCCATTTCTTGTGATGTATCAAGTTTATTGGCAATAATCAAAATCTTTTCAGGTTTTATTTTTTTAGCAAATGCTAATTTCTTTGAAACCCAAGCTGCGGTCACTGTAGACACACCCGCCTGTCTATATTTTAAAGCAATATTTTCATTGTGTTCTTCATAGTCTTTTAACAAACTAATTTGGTCAGGAAATAGTTCCAATGGAACATATCTTGACACAGTATTATCGTAAGTTTGTAAATACGTTTTAAGAGCATAAGGTGTATCTTTCATACATCTTACATACTCAATCATTACTTGTTCTTTAGTCATACCTTTATTAATAAATATAATAATGGTTCATTAATAAGAAACCCCTCAATAGAGGGGTTTGTTATTTTAGAATCCTAAACTTGAAATGTCTATATCATCAACATCATCATCAGAATCGTATTGATTCATTGCATCATCATATTCTTGTTTTTTCAAATCAGAAACAATTTCATCTACCAATCTTTGAATGAACGTCATACCTTCAGGATTACCTGATAGAATAGCCTTACTTACTTTAAAGAATTGTTTTGCGTCTAATTTAGAGAATCTGAAAAACAAATGATGTTGTATGTGTTTCATATCATCTTCAAAAAGTTCTAACGGATATGCTTCTTGGAACTTTTCCCAAAATACAGGTCCTAATCTTGAATCCCAAATTTCAGAAGGAAGTGTATCTTCTGCTCCCATAACCAATTCCGCAGCCTTTGGGTCATCAGGTAAACCGTGTGTACCAAATACTTCGTAAACACCTTTAACTAATTCATGGACTAACAATGGAAAAGTTAACGCCTTTGCTCTAACAGTTGGTGGGTCAGTTTCAGTGTCAACTTCTTCTTGACCCATTTGTCCTTCACCACTTCCAGCCATCCCTTCCATGTCAGGAAATAACCAATATGCGTGTTCCATCAATGATTGTGAAACAGTATATAAATTCATTAATCTTGGATTAATTTCATCAAGTTCACTTGAAACCAAATTAAACATATGACCACCTTTAAACGCCGCTCCTTGAATTAAAGAATTAATAAATCTTCTTTTAGCTCTCTCTAAATTAAAAGTTTCAACATCACCCATGAATTCTTCAATCTCTTCTTCCGATGGTATTTTAGGTTGAGGTTTCATTCCTTCTGCAGAACTCATAGGTTGCATTACAAGTTGAGCGTCAAATTGTAAACTTCCTTCAGGTATACCTAATTCTTTCACAACTAAATCAACTGCTAATTTTTCTAACACCTCCTTGTTGTTCATTTGAATACTAACAATCTGTTGTAAAGATTGCATAACGGTCATCATCAATCCCATCAATGGGTTTGGTCCTTGAATTGCTGCGGTGTTACCCATAACTCTTCTAACCTTGTCAACAGAATCTTTAAATCTTTTAGACGAAATTAATTCAATAAAATCTCTATCACCTACAGGTAAACTTGGGTGTTCTTTATAAGGTGTTTGTTTTTGAGTGATTTTTCTCTCAATACCAGAGTCCATTCTTTCAGGTCCTTCGTAGTCAATTGGTGCTTCATTCAAAGCCTCATACACCGATTCCAAAAGAACTCTTTCGTTTCTACTTAATTTTTCAGTTAAAGATTTTTTTTCCAATTTGTTTTTTATTTTAAAAACTGTCTCGTAATTGTAATTTGCACTCATATTATTTTAAATTAATACCGATTGATTTAAATGACAACCATGAAGGGAATTTTTCTTTTTTCGCCTTTGGAGCTGGTTGATGTTTTGGTTGATACGGTGTACCAGGTTTAGGTTTAGATGGAGTATCAACACCTGGTTTAACAGGTGTCTCAACTTCTTTACCCGCTTTAGGTGCCGGCTGATGTTTTGGTTGATAAGGAGTACCGGGTTTAGGTTTTGACGGTGTATCAACACCAGGTTTAACAGGTGTTTCAACCTCCTTACCCGCTTCATTTATTGACATATTTTTAATTGTTTCCAATAAATCTCTTTTTGAAATCTTTGGTGAAACATGTCTTTCAACCAAATTTTCAATCTTACTTTGTAATCTACTTTCAAATTTTAAACCCGGTTTAATATCTGAAATTTTATTTGACATATTTTTATTCATAGTTTTTCCGACCATATCTAAATAACTTTCTTTATTTTCTTTTTTTTCAGGCATGTTTTTGAACTGTTTTTTTGATGTACTATCAGAAAATTCTCTCGCTAATTTACACCATTTTTTTTGTTCTTTAGTTTTTCCTTCTCCACATTTCGCCCAAAATAATTTTTGTTGTGCTTTTGACTCAAATTTTTCAGTCATATCTTTTTTTTCAAACATACCCATTCCATCAGCACTACGGTCAGGGTCTGAAGAAATATTAATATCATCATCTTCAGTCATCTCAGTTTCTTTAACTTGCACATTCTTATTTTGTAATGATGTAGGGTTTTTTAACATACCATTTAATTTAGCCATGTCTTGTGGATTTTTTGAATCCAACTGTGTCGTCACAATTTGGGTTTCTTCCTTACTTTCTTTTTTTGATTCAGTTAATCTTTTGTGTAATGAATTTATCTGATTATCATTTAATTCTGAAATAAGTGTACCACTAAATCCGTGATTTACCAAATCTAATATTTTTCTGTTAGTGTTCATAAATAACTTTTTTTTCAAATTCAAGAACGATATCTCGTTCATAAAGTTTATTTTTTACAGATTCTTCGGGTTCTCCAAATCTGAAAACTAATCTTTGTTTTAAGTCAAAATTAATATTTTCTGACTCATTTTCCCAACCCAATGCAATAACACCATCCTGTGCATCAGTCATTGAAAAATAATCAGAGTTTTGAATTACTGACAACGAAATTGTGTCATTCTTCAAAACTCCAACTTTATCTATATGTTCTAAATCAGGTGGTGAGGGGTATCCGTTTGCCGGTTTTGATTCCCATGAATCACCCCACACATCTTCCAAACTTTTGGAGAAAATAAATTCGTAAATATTATCTCCTTTGTAGTTTGGTCCTAATTCATTGACATAAATTAAATACATTATAGGATAGTTCCTTTTGGTGTTATACCTTTTCTACCTTTATTAGTTTCAAAAATAATATTACCTAATTTATTTTTACCAATCAATTTAGCTGAAGGGAATTTATTAATAAAACTCTTAGCTGATGATTCTTGTAGTGTTGTTTCAGAAATTCTTTCAATCTTTGAAGTTAAATCTACTTGGTTTTTAATTTTTGGTTCAAAATATTTTTCTAATACTTTGTCTATTTTTGACTCGTTAAACATTCCCTCGAATACGTCATCGGTATTCATACCTCTGTGTCCAACTTTATTTCTAAATCTTGGTCTGTGAGGTGTAAATTCATCTTCTTCATCAAACATTTCACCCATTTCCATTGGTGCAGCTGGAGGTGTTGGTTCTTGACCCATCTCTTCTTCACCACCAATTTCTTGGTCAGCCATATCATCAGAAAAATCCATTTCCTCTTCGCCTTGAGAAGATTCTTCAGAACCTTCCATATCTTCTTCACCTTCTAATTTGTCGATAATATCTTCTTTATCATCTTCTTCCATAGATTCTAAATCAATGGCTGAAAGTATTGAATTAATTACATATTTTTTATCTTTAGAAGAAATTTCTTCTTCATCTTCATTACCCATCAATTCTCTTAATTTTTGAGCTAACTTACCTGTTAACTTTTGAATTGACTTAAAAGATACTTCCTCTTCGTTGTCTTCTTCTCCACCAATTGGTTCATCAGCCATGTCATCCATTTCAGAAGATTCTTCACCACCCATATCATCCGTTTCAGGTGCAGGTGCGGGTGCAGGTGCGGGTGCAGGTGAGGGAGCAGGTGCGGGAGCAGGTGCGGGAGCAGGAGTTGGATTTTCTGCCGGAACATCTTGTTCGTTAGTTGAAGTTTTCAAATAATATTTAACTTCATCGTTATCACCTTCGTTAAATAATGAAATGTTTTTTTCAAAACCTTCATTAATATTAACTTCTTTAGCAATTAAATTTAAACGTTTAAATGCTTGTGAATATGAAGAATAATATTTTCTTCCTTTCATAGGTTCAACATAATCCGAAGTAGATTCAGTTAATCCTTTTTTAATAACATATCCTGATTTTTCTTTAACGATATGATATCTATTACCATCAGCTAATTTAATATCATATTCGTGTGATGAAGTTTCATTTAAAGGGTTAGGAATATTCTCTTTATACGTAGAGATTTCAATCATACGTTTAATTTTATCCATACCTTGTAGTTTTTCACTACCAATTGGTCTTAGTTTTCCCATTTTTTTTAATTTAAAAAATTATTTTATATATAAATATATTGGCAATTGAAAAATTACTTTTAAATCATTGAACCGTATGTGTCGTAGAACGATTTTAAAATACCAAAATTCATATGCCATCCACCTTTATCAAAACAAGTTACGTGACCAGAGTATTTTTCTTTGTTCTCACAATACCATTCTAATTTTCGTCTTGTCTCTCCGTAAAATCCTGTTTTTCCCCAATTTTTAGGGTCACAGTATAAATAAGTACCACTACCAAACTGAACATCTGTCTGATATGTTGATGGGTCAATTAACCCAACTAATTTATATGAACTATCCGATGCGTGTCTCCAAGCTTCTTTACCACCTTGTGAAAACCCTGCGAGAGACGTAACATTTGCACCATATTTTTCACTAACATATTTTTGTACATTACTTACGGTATTCATATGATGTGTTACCACAATTATAGTGTTAGTAGCGTAAGGTTTCAAAATATTACCATATTTTTGTATAGCTTCAGTTTTAAAACTATTTTTTGAATATCCTGATGTGTGAGAACCTCCAAATAATACGTGAACATTTTTACCCTGATAGTTTGGTGGAATTAAAACAACATATTCATCATCATTAGTTGTAGTTGCAACAACTTTATCTTTTTCCACTTCACTTGGAGTTACTTGTATTTGTTGGTTATCAGTTTTTTCGTATCCTGAACTAATCAACTTTTTAACCAAAACTTCCGCATCTTCAGAATCAAATTTACCATCTTCTTCTAATCCATTTGCCAATTCAAATTTTCTTAATGCCGATTCTGTTTCATTACCAAATTTACCATCAGCACCCCATTTTGGTAAAGAATATTTTAAAAATTGTAATGCTTTTTGTAAATTTTGTACTTCTAAATTAAAAGATAATCTACCACCTTCTTTTTTTAAATTAGTCAATGTCCTTGAACTTTTTGAAAAATTTGTTATATCGGATATTAAATTACCTGATTCAGTTTTTATTGTTTCAGGTGTTTTTTCTTTTTCTACAGTTTTTATTGTTTCAGGAGTTTTTATTGTTTCAGGAGTTTTTTCCTCTTTATCACCACCACAAAATTGTCCAGTATAGAATAAATGCCAAGGTTCAGCACTTCTTAAAACTCCCTGTGTTGGATAAGATACTTTAAATCCATACTTACATACGTTATTTGCAACCCATGATTTAATGTCAGAATTTTTATTCCACCACGATGGTTCAACACTTAATATATCAAATCCTTTACCTGTGTGATGTTGAGAAAATCCTGGTAAAGCTGAAAATTTTTGTCTATTAGATACACCACCATCTCTACTGATTTTACTACCAAAAGTTTTAACCTGTGTAGAATATCCTCTATATCCTGAAACACAACCTTTAACTCCATCACAATTACTGTTAGAGTCTTCAGGTGCGTTTGGGAATTTAGAATATAAATCAGATAATAACTTTTTTAATTGGGATAATGCTGAAGAATCTATTCCTGAATTATCATGATAGATTTGTTTTTCTTGTTCCAATTCATCATTAACATTATCATCAGTTATTTTTACCCCGTAAGTAGTTTCAACAGATTGTAATGCTTTTAATACACTTGGGTCTAAACTATCTTTAGAACCTTCAAGTATTATTTTTTTCATTCTACTTTCATTTAAAGAAAGTTCTTTATCCTCCATTTCAACCTCAAAATCAAATAACTTTTGAATATAGTTATTTCTTCTTAAAATTTTAAAAACTAAATTTTCGTCAGAATATTCCCCACCTGACTCTAACCCACAGGTTCTATATTTTTTTAATTTATCTTTATATTTTGAAATGATTTTTTTAGCTTCATCAAGTGGTTCATCCGATGCGTTTTCAATAACACCATCAATGATTCTCATCCATTGTTCCGCTTTATTTTTTATTAAACCAATATCAATTTTTACATCTTCTTTTTTTGGTTCAACAATCCATTCATCATTTAATACTGAAAAAACTCCACTACTAAAATGTGATTCTGATTCATTTTGAACATATAACTCAACCTCATAACCATAAATTGTTATATCATGTTTGTCATTAAATAGAGTCTTCTTTAATCTAAAAAGTTCTTCGTATAAAGGTAACTGTTCTTTACTGAATTGTTCAAAATCAACAACAATATGTAAATCAATATCTGAAAATTCTGACCAATTATAATTAGCCAAAGAACCTGTCATAATAATATCAGAAACTACAACATCAACTTTTAAAAATTCAATAAATTCATTTGCAATTTCCAAAAGTTTTTTTCTAACTTTTGGGTTAATAGTTATATCATTCGCACTTTCTTTCCAAATCTTAGAATTAAGATTGTCTTTAGAATGAAAACTTTTTAATATAGATTCAAATTTACTCATTACTCATAAATATTTGAGTTAAAGTATTATTTAAATTTTTTTATATTTAAAAACTTTAGATATTTTACTGTTAAAAAATTTACCCTGTGATTCAGAACTTCTGAATTGAGTATACAACTGATGTGGTACCTCGTCATACTCATAACAATGACCGTTATTGAATTCAACAATTAGTTTTTTAGTCTCAGTATCATATTCTGATTTTCTAATGTTACTTGACTGAATCTCGTTAATGATTTTAGTTCCTTTAATTTCTTCTTTTAATATTGCCATAACTTTTTTATTTAAAAATATATAATTTAAACTTATCGTAAATAATTAACAATGGGTTGATATTTCAAAGATAACATCATATTTTTGTGATATATAATATTTCTTATGATTGAATCTATGGATGGTGACGGTAAAAAACAAAATAAAGCGGGTGACTCGTCAACACCTGTACTTGATAATTTTAGTCGGGATTTAATCAAACTTGCTGAACAAGGTAAATTAGACCCTGTTGTTGGACGAGAAAGAGAAATCCAAAGGATTGCTCAGATTTTATCAAGACGTAAAAAAAATAACCCAATTATTATTGGTGAGCCAGGTTGTGGTAAAACAGCAATCGCTGAAGGATTGGCAATTAAAATCTTCAATGGTGAATGTCCAAGAAATCTAATGGACAAACGTATTGTATCGTTGGATATGACATCAATAGTTGCTGGTACAAAATATCGTGGACAATTTGAGGAAAGGATGAAAGTTATTATTGAAGAACTTCAGAATGCACCAAACATCATTGTATTCATTGATGAAATCCATACAATTGTTGGAGCGGGTAATTCTTCGGGTTCATTAGATGCATCTAACATCTTTAAACCAGCACTTGCTCGTGGTGAAATCCAATGTATTGGAGCAACCACATTAGATGAGTATAGAAAAAACTTTGAAAAGGATGGAGCATTAGAAAGACGTTTTCAAAAAGTAATTGTTGATGCTGCAACTAAAGACGAAACTTTAGAAATCTTAAGAAACTCAAAAAATAGATATGAGGACTATCATAAAGTTTTATATAATGATGAAGTCCTAAATATTTGTGTTGATTTAGCTGAAAGATATATCACAGATAGAGAATTCCCTGATAAGGCATTTGATATTATTGATGAAGTAGGGGCAAGAAGTCAAGTTGATGTTAAGATGCCAGAAATCATTGAGAAATTAAAATCTGAAGCTTCTGACATTAAGAAGTTAAAAATTGACGTTGTTAAAAAACAAAATTATGAAGAGGCAGCAAATTTAAGAGATAAAGAAAAGAAAATCTTAAATAAATTAGACGAAGAAAAGAAAAAATTTGAGGAGGAAATGTCTCTTCAGAAAAAAGAAGTTACTGTAGAAATGGTATATGAAGTAGTGTCTAACATGACTAAAATACCTATTTCAAAGTTAAATTCTGACGAAACAAAAGCTTTATCTTCGATTGAAAATAACTTATCAGATAAAGTTATTGGTCAGTTACCAGCCGTTTCTAAAATTGCAAAGGCTATTAGAAGAAATAGATTAGGTATTAAAGACCCTAACAGACCTATTGGTTCATTTATATTTTTAGGTTCCACAGGTGTTGGTAAAACATTATTAGCTAAAGAATTAGCCAAACAAATTTTTGGAAGTGAAGACAATCTGATTAGAATTGACATGTCAGAATTCCAAGAAAAACATACAATTTCAAGATTGATAGGTTCACCTCCAGGATATGTTGGTTATGATGAAGGTGGTCAATTAACTGAACAAGTTAAAAACAAACCGTACTCAGTAATATTATTTGATGAGATTGAAAAAGCTAACAAAGATATCTTCTCAACATTACTACAAGTTTTAGATGACGGTCATATCACTGATGGATTAGGTAGAAAAATCAATTTCAAAAACTGTGTAATAATTATGACTTCTAATATTGGAGCTAAAAAATTACAAGAGTTTGGAGTCGGTATTGGATTCAAAAATGATACAAACACTTATATCCAAGAGGAATTAAAAAGAGACATTCTAAAGAAAGAACTTCAAAAGTTTTTCGCACCTGAATTCCTTAACCGTATTGACGAAGTAATTGTATTCAACAGTTTACAAAAAGAAGATATTAAAAAGATTGTTAAACTTGAAGTTGATAAACTTTGTGGTAGATTGGTTTCATTAAAATACAATATCAGTTATGAGGACTCAGTAATTGATTTAATCTCAGAAGTCGGATTTGACGAAACTTACGGGGCTAGACCGTTGAAGAGAGCAATCCAAGACAAAATTGAGGATTATGTATCTGAAGAAGTTCTTAAAGGTGACTTGAAAGAAGATATTTCGTATATCCTATATGTTGAAAACAATGAGATTAAAATAAAAATCATTGAGGACAAACAGAAAAAAACAAGAAAGAAAAAGGGGGAATAAACCCCCTTTTTTTTATTTGAAATATGGATTATCGTTACAGATTTCCTTGTAGAATTTATTCCCTAATTTTTCAATTAGTTCCCTACCTGTTTTAATACCATTTATAACATCCTCAACGACCACATATTCATTTCTTGTATGGTAATCATAATAACCTATTGAGAAATTAATACAGGCGAAATCAAAGGCGTTTTTAAGAGCGTAAACATCGGTATAAGGATGTGATTCATATTTCTCCCTTCCATTGAAGTTCTCATTAATCACTGATTTACAAGTTTCAAAAAAATCGGAATCTCGTTTGAACAATCGTGTCCCCATACAGATTTCTGTCACCATCCAATTTTCAGGTGCGTCAAACTGAATAGCATAACCAACATCTTTGAAAAAATCTTTATCTGCCATTCTTGAACCATGACAACCTGTTTCTTCAGATACGAAAAATGCAACTTTAAGATTTGGTAATTCCTTTAATAATTCCAAACAAGCGAAGACCCCACACTTATTGTCACCACCAATACCTGTTGGTTCGTCAAAATTATTGTAAGCCTTTAACGCCAACTTTAATTCATTCTGAGCATTTGGTAAATTTTCTTCTCGGATATTAATTACGTCCAACTTGTGAACGGTATCCGTATGAGCAACAACACAAGGAAAATAAAAATCCTCATCAACTTTTTCAGTTAATTTTGTTACGTAGATGTTTTGATGTTTATCTGTGAAAAAAGGTAAATTATTTTCTGTTAACCAGTTTTCCAAAAATTCAATCATTAAATCTTCTTGATAAGTTTTTGTCGGAACAGACAAAACTTCTTTTAAAAAATCAATATTTTTTTCCATATTACAAATATAATGAAAAAAAAATTAAAATAACTCAGGATGTTGATAATAATTTTTAAAATCTTCAAGATTCATAACCATTTGCCTAATATCGTACTGATTATGGTCGGTCAATACGATTTTACCATCGTCAAGTTTTTTAATGATAAAATATTTTCTAATATTTTTTTTATTGAAAAATTTTGAATCTGCAAATAGGGTAACTTTATTAAAATCTATATTATTTTTTGAGAAAAAATTAATTATTTTAATATTTTCTTTCATTGTTTTTTCATCAATATCATCTTCAAGTTTATCCAAAATTCTTTCTAAAATTCTGGTAACTTCACGATTAAATCCATCTTCATCAAAATTACTGTAATCATAATATGAATAATAATCATCATACAAATCTTCATCAAATTCAAGACTAGTTTTACTAACTAAAGTTTTAAAAAAACCATTAATATCTGATTTTTTATCTACGTCCATTTTATCCCATAAATTAACAATATTACCAACTGTGGAAAAATATTTTATTGAACATATTTTTTCGTGTATAAAATATTCTTGGAATTGATTACATAACTTACCACGTACATATTGTCTCAATCCTTCAACTAATGCATCATCATAATATGATGCATAATGTGAAGCGATGTCTTCCATATCATCCCCATATAAACTAAGTAATGTATTGGCAATATCTATCTTTGTTTGATACTCTAATTCACTAACTCTTGTAAATTTCAAACCAGGTTTGACATAAAATAATATTTGTTTTAAAAGTTCAGAACTTTCTTCATTAAAATATTCAAGTATATAACCTTCTTTCAAATCTGAAAGAGCACTATACTCTTCGTAAAAAACAGTACCATGATAATAACTTCTATTTAAAGCAATATCTAAAAGATGTGTATTATAATTATTTTCAGAATCACGACCTATAAAAAAACTATAGTAGGTATCAGGTTCAAAAGTAAAAACAATTAAACTTTTTTTTCGGTTACTATTATCAATAGTTATTCTTAAGTCATCACCCCAACCACGATTAATAGTTTGACTATCAATAGTCCCATCAAGATATCCAGTTAACGCATTATACAGTTCCATATATTTCCATAAATATTTGGTTTTTAGAATATATATTTATATATTTGTAATATAGTTCTTTGAGTATATGGGGATGTTTTTGGATTTGACAGGTATGAATCTGTTATAAAACGCACGTCGGGGCTAAGCTAACCCTGTATAACTGGCTTAAATGATAAACGGAAACGTAATCAACAAACTTTCTGCAGTAGGACTTGTTCGCACTGAAGAAACGGTAGAAGTAGCCTAATCTAAGATTAGAATACAAAGGGGTCGGCAGACATATAACCTTGCAACAGAAGTCGTAGTTGTGGTGTGGTTCCTACCCAAAAAGGAACAAAGTGGAGGATTAGTTCTCAGTAAACCGAACCACTATAAAATAAGGGAATTGTGAAGTTTCGGATTGTTTAGAAAAACAATGACCTAAGCGTGTAGTGTTTTATATCCGACATATTTGGACCGGGGTTCGAACCCCCGCATCTCCACCAAATTAAAAACCCCTCATTGAGGGGTTTTTTTGTGTCAATTCTTTTTTATTTTATCCTTTTAAAAGGTCTTTTTCTTTCTTGATATCATATGTATCAATTAATTTATCAATTCGTTTGTCAGTATATGAATTGGATTCAGAAATAGAATCCGTCACACCTCTCCAAATATCTGTAATTTGTCTTTCCAATCTGTCGTTATGTTCTCTAAAATCAGATTGAATATATTGTCTTTCACTATCAATACGACGAGTCGTATATTCTATTTCTTGTGAAATTGTTCTCACTAATTGTTGGATATCTTCTTTCAGATTTCCAATTTCTGTTTGTTGTTTACTAATCTTAAACATACCCCAAGTAATCACACCGGCAACAATTACCGCAACTACCGTGAGCACACCTAAAACAAAATAAGTTGTTTCCATAGTTTTAATTTTTTTTATAAATTGACACAGAATAATAATATAAAAAATAAAATTTCTGTAAATAAAAAAACCCGTCAGAACGACAGTAGATTTTATTTTTCAATTGAATATAACCTCATGTAATTTTTTTTCAGTTTCCTTCCAGCCGAATTAATCCTTTGTTCATACTTTTTAAACAAACCAAGTAAATTTTTAGTTTTATATACAGTATCTTTAATCTCATCAGCTTCTTTAGATGCCTTGTCGTACTTTAAATGTTGTTTAAGATAAAATTTATGTAAGTTTTTAATATGAAAATCCACAGTTTCAGGGTCTTTAGTTTCCGCAATTTTTACTACTTCATTAAATAAATTTTTAGCGGAATATTTCTCCATCTCATTTGCAATTCTCCACTGTTCGGTTTTCTTAAATTCTTCAAAACTCATCCTACTAACTTTTGAGAAAGCCTCCTGTACATTCGCATTAATTTCCCAAGGCTCTGAATAATATAAAAAATATAAAAATTTAGAATAAACCTCAAAAATAACACCAGGTGTATTAACGTTTTTAGTTCCCGCATATGATTTAACTACGTTAGTGGTACCTTTACCACTACTTCCCCATCTTTTATAAGATTCGTATAAGTGATTCAACTCGTGAGTGATAGTGTCTCTTAAATCATACAATAACTCATCAATCATTGATTGGTCAAATGACTCATTAACATATATTTCAAATTGTAATTTTGCATGAATACTATTAGATACACTGTCAAGAATATTCTTTGGCAATAAAAATGAAGTATCTATGATATATGAACCACCATTGTTTTCATTCTGTATATCATAAAATCCACCACCAACAGCAAATGGTTTATCACCGACTAAAGATTTTTTTGTTGGGATAAATGCTAAATCAAGCTCTAATTCCTCAATAGGTAATTCTTCAAATGTTACAGGGTCTTTTTTAATAAATTTAATTAATTTATCAACATTAATATCAATTTCTTTAATTTTTTTCTTACCTGATTCAACCATTTGAATTGCAACAGGTTCCAATAAATTATATATAAAATTAGTATAATCAATCGCCGATTCATTAACACCAAGTGATTCGTTGATAAGTGAATTTAACTGACTCTCTGTAAGGATTATCTTCATAAATAATAAATACCTTTAAAATTAAAAAACCCGTCAGAACGACAGGTCAAATTAAAAAAGCCTGAGATTACAGCTTATGGTGAGAATCTTTTGAAGTATTATTGTTTCACTTCGTATCCACTTCCTTTTGAGAAGTATTTCTCAGTCACGGTCTTTTAGGTTTACCACTCCTTAAGGTCTAAGTTACTCTCTTCTTACTCAACTCTTTCCGAGACTGACGTCCC